ATGAATTATATAAATAATAAAAATAAAAATGATTTAGCATTAGAATTATATGAGGTAAGACAAGAAAAAATAGATGATAGAAAAAAAATTTATAAGGAGTATTATTTACGCTGTTTAGAAAAAATTAAAAATTATAACAAGCAATATAATGTAACACAATGTTATTTTGATCTTCCAATAGTAATAATAAGTAATCCAAATTATAAGTTATTGGAGTGTATAATTTATATATTATATAGACTTAAAAAAAGTGGTTTACATGCAATGTATATATATCCAAATAAAATATATATATCATGGGATATTAAATTAGACAAAAAAGATGTTAAAAAGATTAAATATAAAAGAATGGAAGAGAAAAGAATAGAAATGAATACATGTGGATCAAATATTATGAAATCTATTGAATGGGATAATAATAATGATGAAAATGACGAAAATGACGAAAATGATTTAGATTATGAATTACCACCTACAAATTCTTCTGATCCATTCAGCATTTTACATTTCAAAGCAGAGTTACTTAAAAAAAACAAACCACCCAAAAAAAAAGCACCCCCGAAAAAGAAAAAATAAGCGCGCGTTTAAAATCAACTATTTTTAATATATAAAAAATAAATTAAAAATAAAAAATTATGAGCAGCGTTTAAAATCAACTATTTATTATTTATTAAAAAATAAAAAGATAGGAGTTGCTTTCATGACTCCTACTTTGTGAAATAAAACGCGAAAAAGGAGTTATAATTTAGCTCGAGCTGCGTTTAAATTCCAAAATTTTTTTCTATATAGAGAAAACTAAAAACAAAAAGTAGGATTTGATTCATGAACTCCTACTTTATGAAATAAAACGCGAAAAAGAAGTTATAATTTAACTCGAGCTGCGTTTAAATTCCAAAATTTTTTTCTATATAAAGAAAACTAAAAACAAAAAGTAGGAGTTGATTCAAGTCTTCTACATTATAATAATAACAAATATAAAAGGATTGTGCCTAATTAAGCTAAAGAAAAAACGTATGCACATTTTAGCGTAGCTACTTATGCTAATTTATTATTATTTAGCTTCATTAGGCTCAATTTTTTTAATTTAATTTAACTCAAACCGCGTTTAAAATTTAATATTTTTTTATATATAGATAAAACTATTTAAAAACAAAAAGTTAGGAGTTAATTCATGACTCCTATTTTATGAAATAAAACGCGAAAAAGGAGTTATAATTAATTCGAGGTGCGTTTAAAACCCAATATTTTATATATAGATAAAACTATTTAAAAACAAAAAGTTAGGAGTTAATTCATGACTCCTATTTTATGAAATAAAACGCGAAAAAGGAGTTATAATTAACTCGAGGTGCGTTTAAAACCCAATATTTTATATATAGATAAAACTATTTAAAAACAAAAAGTAGAAATTAATTTATGACTCCTATTTCATGAATTAAAAAGCGAAAAAGGAGTTATAAAACAACTCGAGCTGCGTTTAAAACCCAATATTTTTTTATATATAGATAAAACTATTTATTAAAAAACAAAAAGTTAGGAGTTAATTCATGACTCCTATTTTATAAAATAAAACGCGAATAAGGAGTTATAAAACAACTCGATCGCCGCGTTTAAAATTCAAAATTTTTTTATATATAAATAAAACTAAAAACAAAAAACAAAAAGTAGGACTTAATTCATGATTCCTACTTTATAAAATAAAACGCGAAAAAGGAGTTATAAAACAACTCGATCGCCGCGTTTAAAACCCAATATTTTTTATATATAGATAAAACTATTTATTAAAAAACAAAAAGTTAGGAGTTAATTCATGACTCCTATTTTATGAAATGGTCTCCAAAAAGGAGTTATAAAATAACTCGGTCGTGCGCGTTTAAAACCCAATATTTTTTTATATATAGAGAAAACTAAAAACAAAAAGTAGGAGTTGATTCAGGGTCTCCTACATTATAATAATAACAAATATAAAAGGATTGTGCCTAATTAAGCTAAAGAAAAAAACGTATGCACATTTAGCGTAGCTACTTATGCTAATTTATTATTATTTAGCTTCATTAGGCTCAATTTTTTTAATTTAATTTAACTCGAGCCGCGTTTAAAATTTAAAATTTTTTTATATATAGAGAAAACTATTTATTAAAAAAACAAAAGTTAGGAGTTAATACATGACTCCTACTTTGTGAAATAAAACGCAAAAAAGGAGTTATAATTTAACTCGATCGCTGCGTTTAAAACCCAATATTTTTTTATATATAGATAAAACTATTTATTAAAAAACAAAAATGTAGGAGTTAATTTTGACTCCTACTTTATGAAATAAAACGCGAAAAAGGAGTTATAATTTAACTCGAGCTGCGTTTAAAACCCAATATTTTTTTATATATAGATAAAACTATTTATTAAAAAACAAAAAGTAGGAGTTAAATCATGACTCCTACTTACGAAATAAAACGCGAAAAAGGAGTTATAAAACAACTCGAGCGCCGCGTTGAGCGCTTCATTAGCGCGAACTAGATATGGTGATAACTGTTTTATATTAAAATCATATACTATAGGAATTATATACGTTTATTTTTTAATTTTTTATTATAACTAATAAGTAATTATAAATGAATATTAAAAAAATAGTTGATACTATTATTGATAATGGTTTGATTAGTGAAATGATTAATAGTAATAGTTTAAAATTTATAGAAAATAATGCAAATGATATTGATAATGATCTTAGTAATGATGTGAATGATGATATTGATAAAGATAATGATATTGATGTGAATGATGATATTGATAATGATATTGATGCGAATGATGATATTGATAATGATATTGATATTGATAATGATGCAAATGATATTGATCTTGATAATGATAATGATAAAGATAATGATGGAGATATAGAATATACAGATTGGATGAGAGTGGCAGCATTTGATGTTGCAGTTAAAACTTTAAGTTTTTGTATATTGGAATATAAGATTCCGGTGAATATGAAAAAGGAGACAAAAAATAAAAATAATTTAAAATATAGATGTATAAAATGGGAGATTATAAATTTGATTGAGAATCCTAAATGTGAATATTTAATTAGATATATTAATAAAAATAATGTAGCATGTGGTGATCCTGCAAAATTTTTGACTGAAGATGAAGATTTAATTAATAAATTTGGGAAACATTTATGTCAAAAACATAAAAATGATATAAAATCATTTAAAAAAAGAATTGATAAGGTAGATGTTGAATTTAAATCTCTAATTAATAATACTGTTAAAAAAACATCACCATTTGATATTTGTAAAAATCTAATTCAAAAATTAGACAAATATCCAGAATTATTAAATGTAAATGAAATTATTATTGAATCTCAACCATCCAATAAAAATCCTATAATGAAAAGTATTAGTTCTGAAATATTTTCATATTTTATGATAAGAGCAGTTGTTGATAAACCAGATAAAAATATAAAAGTTAGTTATGTTCATGCAACCAGTAATTTATCTACTGCAGGTGATATTACTTTTGAGTCAACAATTGAAAATTGTAAAAAAGAATATACTCTTAAAAAAAAACAATCTGTTGAATATTGTCTACATCTCCTAAAACAATCAAATTTCAATAATGGTAATCATTTAGAATGGATTAAATTATTTAATAATAACACTAAAAAAGATGATTTAGCAGATAGTTTTACTCATGCATACTCATATATATTAAGAAAAAATAAATTTTCATTTACCAAAAAAGTAAATAGAAAAACAAAAAAAGAAAATAAAGTATAGATTTATTATAGATTTATTATAGATTTAATAATAGAATCCATTTTGGGTTTAGCTAATTTCCTAAAATCCCATTTTTTAAGTTTTGATATATTACTCATATTTAATTTTATTGCTGTTAAATTACCACAACTTGTTTTATAATTCTCTAAAAATTTATTTGGTATCTCTTTTGCCAATTGTTTTGCAAATTCAACATTCCAAGGTACATGTTGATACCATAATATTTTATCTGTACAACAACTCACTAAATCTGATACACTCTGATTTCCTGTTAATAATATATCATTTAAACTATGTTTCATATAACTAAGCATCATTTTATTGCTTACTGGTAATATATCAGCACGTATTTTTAATAATTTATAATTTTGACTTTTACCATACTTTAACTTATTTTTTTTAGATATATGTTCAATATTATGTGTTTGTAAAATATCTGATATCATCTTACCTGTCAATTTAAACCATTGAGGAACAATTACTTCTATCTCATTGTAATCATATTTATTTATTATCATATTTATAAATTCATATAAACATTTATCACTCCCAGTAATTACATTTCCTTCATCATGTGCAATATAGGAAAATGCATAATGTTTACCAATATTTGCAGGTTTACTACCAACTTTAATATCTGTTAATAAAAATCCTAATTTATTTTTACCTATTCCAGTTGGAAATGTGTAAAAATTGGCTGCTTTTTTATTCATATCATTATATACACTTAAAAAAAATGTATTTTTTTCATTTGCTTCCGGTATTAATTTATTAATATCACTTAATGGATTAGGCGGAAAAAAGAAATCACCTGTTAAAGGTGCAACAAGTAATATATCAAAATTAAGTTTCTTTTTCTTTACAAATTCCATATTTTCAAAATTATCACAATCATCATCAGATTTTATTTTTAATAATATTAAATTGGATTTTTTTTCTCCTAATGTATAAAATTTTTTAGGATTATGTGTTATAAGTTTTGCATTTATATTATACCAATCCTTTATATAATCTCTAATTCTAATTGCAAACATTGCATCACCTAATCCATAACAACTATGTGTTAATATTAATATTTTAAATTTTTTTTGTATTTTACTTTTATTCTGACTTCTACGCATAACTATACTATTAATTAATTAATTTATTTATATATAAATAAATTAATTAAATTAAAATTAATTAAATTAAAATTTATTAATTATTAATTATTTCTTAATCATTTGATTTAACATATTAAATAGAAATATTATAAATATACCTATCATAATAAATATTGCTACTTCTGATATATTATCCCTCTGAAATAAACTATTAAATGTTTTTTGTGTTTTTTCAGATTCTTCATTATCATAATCATCTAACCATCTTTTAATAGATTTTTTACATTTTACACAATTTTTAATATGTCGCAAATAAACTCTACATTTCCTATTTCTCATATATTCTTCTTCATCTTCATCTTCATCTTCATCATAATTATCATATTTTAAATGTCTAGCTAATCTTCTATCTTTCATATCCATATTATAATCCGCAAATCCCTCAATATTTTCTACATTATGATCATGTAATCTTCTTGTGTTATGCGGATTATATCTTCTACTTCTTACTATATTATATGATGTAGGATCACCACTTTTATAATCTAATTTATATGGATTATAATCGATACTATTACATTGTGCACTATCTCTCTGTTCTTGCATATAATCATTTTCAAATTTCATACCATACATCTTATCTCTATTACTATATTTTTCACTAACTGGCTCTTTATATATATTATATTTTTCTTCAACTACATTTGTTTGTGCCTTTTCTGGGTGCGGTACATCTACATCTAAGTCATCATTTAGACTAGAACATCCATATGCCTCTTTTATTGAACAATATACCATTCTATTATTATATTATTAATAATAATATATTTATATAAATCAATATATTAAAAATTTGAAAAAAAATGAAAATTGAAAATTGAAAATTGAAAATTGAAAATTGAAAAATTAAATTTTCATTTAATTTAATTTAATTAAATCAATTATGGATTTAAATTATTCTAATAATAATTTAACAGAAATACCAAATAATTTACCACATTATATTCATTTATTAAATTTATCAAATAATAATATAAATGAAATTCCTAATGGAGTCTTCAATGATATAAATATAGATGTATTATTTCTTGATAATAATCAAATAAAAGAGATTGAAAATTTACCTTCAAGTATTACATCATTAAGTTTAGATAATAATCAAATAGAAGAAATTAAAAATTTACCACAATGTCTTATATTATTAAGTATTGCAAAAAATAAAATAACAGAAATTAAAAATTTACCTAATTCCCTTAGAATTTTAAATTTGAATTTTAACAAAATTAAAGATATTCCTTATGAAATTAATAATTTACTTGAGTTAGAAGAATTAGAATTAAGCGGAAATCAAATAACTAAAATTAAAAATTTACCTAATTCACTTAAAGATTTATATATTTATAATAATTATGTAGATACTATTTATGATTTACCAAAAAATATTGAAACTTTACTAATTACAAATAATCAACTAAATTTTTTACCTGATTTATTTGATCAATTTATATATCTTGAAAGTTTAGCTTTAGAAGATAATAATCTTAATGAAATTGAAATAGTTAAAAAATGTGGCGCTTTACCAAATCTAAAATGGTTTAACTATTATAATAAAATTGATAGTGATATTAATGATGTAAAAGAATTAAGAAAAAAATATAATGAATGGTTTAATATCGAACGAATTAAACGACATAGATATTACTAATTTTTCTATTTCTAGAAATATTTAACTTTCTATCTCTTATTGATGTTAAATTTTTATTTTTTTTATAATTTATTTTAATTAATTTACTTATATTACCTATATTACTTATATTACCTATATTACTTATATTACCTATATTACTTATATTATCTATATTACTTATATTACCTATATTACTCACATTAGTAATAGCAGATATATAATTATTAGAAGAAGAAAATATTGATTTTTTTTTTATAATTTTTGTACGTTGTTTATAAATGAAATGTAAATTTTGCCACATTTTTCGTTGAATATTAATTTTTCTATACCATTTTTGCAATTTAATTACATTAATTTTAATTATATTATATCTATTTCTATTTAGATATCTTCTAATTAATGATTGTATTTTAATTATAAAATATCGTCTTTTCTCATATTTTCGTATTAATAAAAAACTTCTAATCAATGATTGAACTTTTATTATTGCGTTAATGTAATAATTAAATCCATTCTTAACTAAAAATTTTCGTATTAAAGATTGAATTAAAATTACATTATTAATATATTTTTTAACATAATTTCTTACTAACCATGCTTTAATTAGAGTTATAAATGTATCAGATTGTTGAATTATTTGTAAAGGTAAATTCTTTTTATATTTTATTTCATTCAATCTTAATAATGCTGTTTTTGACTTGGATTGTTCTTTTTTAATAGATATCTCCGTCAATTTCTTTTTCTTTTCTACAGTTGATGTTGTAATAGAAGTAAATATATCATTAATAATTTCAGAATTTGTTTTATATATTATTGCTAATCTATATATATTTTCTGAATTTGAATATAAGAATTTTTGATATTCATCCCAATATGTTTCTATATGATTAATTCTATTAAAAATATGAATATAATCAGTTATAATTAAATTAAATTTAATAAAGTTATTTTTAAAAATTGTAAAATCAATATTATTTAATTCAAATGCCTTTTTAATAATTTTATATGCCTTAAAATCTAATCTATCCTTATCATAAATCGGTAATTGTGTTTCCATTATAATTTTCTTTTTTTTATTTAATTCATCATTTAACTGATTTTGTTGATTAATTTTGATTTGACAGTTATAATGAAGTTGATCAAGATACTCAAATCCCTTTTTTTCATTTTTATTTATAAAATTGTATTTGAGTGCATAATTGCGTAGATGATGTATTTTAGTAGTTTCAAAATATATTAATTGAGGTGTCGAATTTAAATCTGTAATTTTATCTGGAAAATGTATAGTAATTTGAAAATATATAAATAATCCTGGTTTAAATTTAAATCGTCTTTGAAATAATATTAAATTATAATATTCTATCATTTTATATAGATCTGATAATGATATATAATATTCTTCTAAATTTTGTTCATCAATTTTATAAAGTTTTTCTGGTTTATAATACTTAACATTACTACAATATATCTCTTTTAATAATTTAAATGCATTATATCTAATCTCTTTTATACCACAATATGCTGAATAATATATTTTTTGTTCAAACTCATTCCATTTAAATATATTATATTGACCTAAATTATTTGGATAAAATAATTGTAAATTGTCATATATAAATTGTCTCTTTTTATCATTAAATATAGATAAATTTTTAATTTTTATTTTCGCAGTTCTAACCATAATGTAAATATTTTAGAAAATAATATATATAATATAAATAAATTAATAATAATAATAATAATACAGTATTTATAGTATTTATATATTATTAATATATTTTAGTGCGAAATTAAATAATCTAATAGTTTACACCTTTGGAAATTTAAAAACACTGGATTTTTATTAAATATGATGAAAAATATAACATATAACATATAACAATTTTATAATTATCATTATTTATAAATTTTTTTTGTATCATAATAAATGAAATATACTATTCATCTATATTAAATTACTAATAATATTCCACGTTTAACTATTTTACTTCGACATTGAGGACAATTACTACATTTACTACCACACTTAAAGCAAGTTGTAAGATGACCACAATTAATAAATAGACAATTAGAAGTTGTTTCAAAACATATAGAACAAGTACATGAATTGCTAACAACAATTTGTTTATCATCTTTATAACGTTTTGGAGATACTGTAACATCTTCAGAATTTGATTTAAAAACTCGCTCACGTTTATCTATTTGACTTTGGCATTGAGGACAATTATTACATTTATTACCACAATTAAAACAAGTCGTAAGATGATAACAATTAAAAAATAAACAATTAGAAGTTTCATTCTTACATACAGTGCAAACATCTGAATATATAATAATTGGTTTATCATCTTTATACTCTCCAAAATTAGTTATATTATTCTTTATACAGTTATTACATACACAATCACCACTCTGGAGTACATGCACTTCATTATCATTATTAATTTTATGACCACACGTAAGGAAAGAAAAATCACTATTATTAACAAGTTTTAGATAGTTGTAAAGATTAGTAATATCATTCATATCATTCATATTTATATATGCATTATTATTATCACACAAACTGGGAAGAATATTGTTGATTATTTCATAATATTGATCCATACTGTTTCTCAAATATTGCTTGAGAGGAATCTTCTTGGCCCACTCAAGTGCTTTTCCAAAACATCCTGCTCTGCACATTTCTACTAAAATAAACAATTTTCCTTCCTCATTATCAAGTACTCGCATATTCTCAAGAATATAACGTATTTTATAAAGTATATCTTTATTCAAATTTATATTTACATCAAAAAAATCTGTTATAAATTTAAGAAATTTTTGGCATCTTATTAAATTCCAAAAATATAATAACCAAACTGCAATTTTAAATTTTTCGTTTACAATCAATTCTGTAATTTCATTAAATATATTCAATTGTAAATATTCTATATCAAAAGATATAGTTACCCATCGTGTAATATCAAGAAGTTTTTTTTCATATTCCTCATCTTCCTCATCTTCCTCATCTTCATCTTCATCTTCATCTTCATCTTCATCTTCATCATCACAATTGCATTTAGAAATATAACTAATAGTTACGATATTTTTGATTATATCTCTATTAGGTGATAAACTATAAAATTCCTTTAGTTGATTCAAGTTAACTGTTTTAACGCTATTAAGAATATACAATTTGCATATATTACAACATGGATCTTTGCAATCAGTAATATGTGATGGTGTACATGGTTTATTGTTAATTTTAATATTTAAGGAGGAATTATAATTATTGTTAATTTTATTAATATTTGAAGAGGGATTGTTGATTTTATTAATATTTAAAGAGGGATTATTATAATTATTGTTAATTTTATTAATATTTGAAGAGGGATTGTTGATTTTATCAATAATAGGTTTTAAGCTTGTTAAAAGATCTTGTAAACATTTATAAAAATCATTTTTCCAATTTTCACGTCGTTCTTCCATTTTAATTGTAATATAAAATTGAAAAATAAAAACATCTTTTTTTTTTTCAATTTTATATTTTTTTTACAGATCCAAACAAGAATATAAAATTGAAAAAAAAAAAGATGTTTCATTTTAAAAATTTAAAAATTAAAAATTAAAAATTAATAAAAATGGAGCGTAACTTATACTTTAATGGATTAGAAGAAATACCAAATTTACCCAATTCCCTTCATACATTAAATATTTATAATAATCATATAAAAGAGATTAATAATAATTTACAGAATTCGTCCCTTAAAATATTAAATATATCATATAATGAAATAAAAGAAATTAATAATTTACCCAATTCTATTCAAGAATTAGATATATCATATAATCAGATAAAAGAGATTAAAAATTTACCCAATTCTCTTAAAATATTAAAAATATCATGTAATCAAATAAAAGAGATTAAAAATTTACCCAATTCCCTTCAGAAATTATATATAGATTTTAATCAAATAAAAGAGATTAAAAATTTACCCAATTCCCTTCTGGAATTATGGATATCAGGAAATAAAATAAAAGAGATTAATAATTTACCAAATTCTCTTCAAGAATTATGGATATCAGGAAATAAAATAAAAGAGATTAAAAATTTACCCAATTCTCTTAAGAAATTATGGATATCAGATAATCAAATAAAAGAGATTAAAAATTTACCCAATTCCATTCAGGAATTATGGGTATCATATAATCAAATAAAAGAGATTAATAATTTACCCAATTCTCTTCAGGAATTAAATATAACAGATAATCCAATAAAATATATAAATCCTGTTTTATATAAACATAAACTTGTTAATCAATTATGTGACTATATTAATACTACACCACATAAATTAAAAATATGTTATCTATATAAAATAGCATATTTAATTCCTAAATTACAACGTTGGTGGCATTGGAAAAATATTGAATTGGAATTTACTATTATTTAATAAAATAATTACTTTATTATAAAATATATAATTATATTATATATTTATAAACTAATAATAATAATAATTTAAAATGGGAGATCAAGCAACTGAAGCTTTTAATGCCATTTGTTTTATTCTACTTGAAATAAAATATTTTTATTTTTATTTTTAATTTAAAGATAATTAATTTATAAATTATATTATAAATAAATGAATTTAATTTTAAATATCATATTTCAATATTTATCTACATTCTTACATCCAGATGATATTATTAAGACTACTATAAAAATTAATAGATAATATCAGGAAATAAAATAAAAGAGATTAAAAATTTACCCAATTCTCTTAAGAAATTATGGATATCAGATAATCAAATAAAAGAGATTAAAAATTTACCCAATTCCCTTAAGAGATTACGGGTATCATATAAATCAAATAAAAGAAAATAATAATTTACCTAATTTTCTTCAGGAATTAGATATAACAGATAATCCAATAAAATATATAAATCCTATTTTATATAAATACTACACCACATAAATTAAAAATATGTTATCTATATAAAATAGCATATTTAATTCCTAAATTACAACGTTGGTGGCATTGGAAAAATATTGAATTGGAATTTACTATTATTTAATAAAATAATTACTTTATTATAAAATATATAATTATATTATATATTTATAAACTAATAATAATAATTTAAAATGGGAGATCAAGCAACTGAAGCTTTTAATGTAGATAAAAGATTTACTAAATTAACACTTATTGGTGATTGTCCAACTACTTTAGTTGTCGAAGGTGGTAGTATTTTTGGTGATGATGTAATTATGGGCGCAAATTTAAATGTCGCCGGCAAAGTTAAAGTAGAAGATCTTACCAATTGCTCATCCGATCCAATAAATGGAAGTATTGCTACTTTAGGAGGACTGGCCGTTGCTAAAGATATATGTGTTGGTGGCAATTTAATAGGTAATTCTTTAGGTATTCATATTGGTAATGTTATAGGTGATGTTACTGGTAATTTATATGGTAATGTGTATGGGGATATTTGTGGTAATTTATATACAAATTATTTAAATGGTAAGAATGGAGGTAATATCAATGTTATTGGAAATGTATGTATGGAAAATGATTTAAATGTTAAGGGAAATGTGACAATAACTGGTACAATGACAACTGTAAATAGTGTTGAATTGACAACTACTGATAATATTATAGTGGTAAATACAAATCCTCCTACTCCAGGTAGAGATTTAGGATTATTAGGTTGTAGATATCAAATTGCAAATGATTGTTTAGAGGGTGATATTGTTCAAGATGAACCTGATGAAACTGATAAAGTTCGTGCATTTAGTAATGATCCATTAAAAGTATTATTAGCATTAACTGCTAATGCAACTGATGATTATTATAATGGTTGTTGGATAGCCATTATATCTGGTCACGGTGTTAATCAAGTTAGAAAAATAATTGATTATGATGGTGTTTGTAAAGACGCAATTATCGAAACTCCATGGACATGTAAACCTAATACAACAAGTTGTTATGCCATATATTGTTGTACTTACACAGGTATTATATATGAAGAGGGTGAAGATAAATGGAGTTTTATTTGTACTAATGAACAGAGTGGCGATAATGTTAATATCCGCAAATATACTAAAGTTCGCGCCAATCTTTATTGTGGTAATCTTATTGGTAATGTTACTGGTAATTTATTAGGAAATGTTGTAGGTGATATTAATGGTAATTTAGTTGGTAATGTATATGGAGATTTATGTGGAAATTCTGTACAGGTGGATTATATATTAGAGAAAAGTGGAAATGGTATAAATATAACTGGTAATTTATATACAGAAGATATAGAGATAAATGGTAATTTAACTGTTAATGGTGCAATATGTACAACTGATAATATACCATTATTTAATAAAATGCCACTTATGGCTGGAACAGATGGCGGATTTCAAGTATGTCGCTATCAAACAAATAATGATCAAGCTTTAGGTGATGTTGTTAATGATGATCCAGATGAAACAGGAGATATTCCACAACTAAATAATAACTTTAATAAAGTGTATTTAAGTAATAGTGCCAATAATCAAGATGATTATTATAATGGTTGCTGGATTAAAATAACTGCTGGAACCGGTATTAATCAAGTCAGAAAAATAATAGATTATATCGGAGGATCAAGAGAAGCAACATTAGAAGAGAATTGGACAGTAAAACCCGATGATACAAGTGATTATGCCATTTATTGTTGCAGTTATACCGGAATAATTTATGATGAAAATGTCGATAAATGGAGTTTCGTATGTACAAGTGAAGCCAGTGATATGCAAGCAAATATTAGACGATACAATAAAGTTCGCGCCGATCTATATTGTGGCGATCTTACCGGTAACGTTACCGGTAATCTAAATGGTAATGTAGTTGGTGATGTAAATGGTAATTTGACAGGAGATGTTATTGGTAATTTGACAGGTAATGTAAGTGGTAATTTAGTAGGAGATGTGACTGGTAATCTTTGTGGTAATTTATTAACAAATTATATTACGGAGAAAACACCAGATAGTGGTATAATTATAACTGGAAATATATGTATAAATAATAATTTGGAGGTGAAATGGAGTGAGACTATACAGGGTAATTTAACAGTAAATGGTAATTTAACATGTTTAAATACAGAGATAGTTAAAATTGTTGATAATATACCATTAATTAATAGTAATCCACAAGTTAGTGGTACTGATGGTGGTATTGAAGTTTGCCGTTTTCAAGAACCCAATGATGATAACTGTGGTGATATTATTAGTGATTCTCCATGTGAAATCGGAACTGCTCAGGCCAATACTAATAATCCATTAACTATACAATTAGCTCCAGGTGCTAGTGCAGTTAATGATTATTATAATGGTTGTTGGATTAAAATTACTGCTGGTACAGGTGTTGATCAAGTCCGTAAAATTATTGATTATGATGGTATTACTAAAATCGCCACTGTCGAAACATCATGGACTTGCAATCCCGATAATACTAGTCAATATGCCATATATTGTTGTGTTTATATGGGTGTTATATATGATGAAAGTCAAGACAAATGGATCTTCGCATGTACAAATCAAACTAGTAATCTTCAATTCAATATCCGCAAATATCTTAATGTTCGCGCAAATCTGTTTTGTGGCAATTTAATGGGTGATGTCTTCGGCAATTTAGTTGGCAATGTCACTGGCGATGTCACCGGTAATTTAGTTGGCAATGTCACTGGTGATGTCACCGGCAATTTAGTTGGTAATGTCACTGGTGATGTCTTCGGCAATTTAGTTGGTAATGTCACTGGTGATGTCACCGGCAATTTAGTTGGTAATGTAACTGGTGATGTGACTGGTAATTTAGTTGGCAATGTAACTGGTGATGTAGCAGGTAATTTGACTGGTAATGTAACGGGAGATGTGACAGGTAATTTGACTGGTAATGTAACGGGAGATGTGTCAGGTAATTTGATTGGTAATGTAACGGGAGATGTGACAGGTAATTTATTTGGAGATGTGTGTGGTAATTTAGTACAAACTGATTTTATAACGGAGAAGACATTAAATAATGGTGTTGAGATAGAAGAAGTATTAATAAAAGATGGTAAAATAACTGGTAATTTATGTGGTGATGTTACTGGTAATTTGGTTGGAAATGTTGTTGGTGATGTAACTGGTGATTTAGTTGGTAATGTGAATGGGGATGTAACTGGTGATGTGACTGGTAATTTGGTTGGAAATGTAACTGGAGATGTAACTGGTAATTTGGTTGGGAATGTAACGGGAGATGTGACTGGTAATGTATTTGGTAATATATTAGGTGATATAGTGGGAAATCTTGTGGGTAATGTAACTGGGGATGTGACTGGAAATATATGTGCATTATTAATAGAGGTTGATAATATAACGGAGAAGACGATTGCACATGGTGTGATAATAGAGGAGGTGTTAATAAAAGATGGGAGTGTGACAGGTAATTTAGTTGGTAATGTTACAGGTGATGTAGTTGCAAATGTAATATGTGTTGATTTTATAAAGGAGAATACATTGAATAATGGGGTGGAGATAGAGGAGGTATTAATTAAAGATGGAAAAATAACTGGAAATCTTTGTGGAGATGTAACTGGGAATTTAGTTGGGAATGTAACGGGGGATGTAAATGGAAATTTAATAGGTGATACCTATATAATTGGAAATCTATTTACTAAATCAATAATACCACAAATAGATAATACATATGCATTAGGAACACCAGCAGTAGGTTGGACAGATTTGTATTTATCTAGTAATATAAATTATAAAACAAATTTACTATTTAAAACTAGTATTACTACAACAATGACACTTACAACAGATGGTGATATTAATATTGTTGGTAATCTTACAGCTATTAAAATAACCGCAAATGTTACAGGTGATGTAACAGGAGATGTCGTTGGTGATGTTACTGGTAATCTTAATGGAAGAGTATTTGATGGATTAAATCAGGTTGTCGGTACACAAGGTACTGCTATTGTATCATTAATAGATAGTACTACTGGTACAGATGCTGGTGCTGGTGGAACATTAAATGTAATTGCAGATGCGAATACTAAAGATGCAGTTGCAACATTAAATGGTCAGATTGATCGTATTTTAGCTGCATTAAGAACACATGGTTTAATTGATACATAAATTAAATACTTTGATTTGATTTTATTTGATTTTATTTTATTTTATTTTATTTTGTAAATTAAAATGTAAAAATAATTAATTTTTATTTGGATATTTTATTCCTAGAAAGTTCAAAAATAGAGAATTACGTATTTACGTCGATCCACTCTCAACCATCTCCTCATCTGTTATATAATGATCATTACAGGCTTTGAATACATCTTCCATATCAAATCTCTCTGGTCCACTCCACATTCGCAGGTCCCCAATAACTTCACTAGACAATAATAATATATTGCGCAAATTTGGATGACGTTGAAAGAGTTCTTTATACGAATGGACGTCACCATCGTTGAGCGACATAGACATTTGATACATGGCAGCCAAAAAACAATCATTTGGAATCGTCTCCCTTTTTTCGCAAATGAGAATATCCAACATGTAGATGATAATATCAACAAAAGAGTTAGCAGATTTTGGAGGCAAAGTATAAAACGCATCTGACCTTGCAGATGTGACACATATATAAAAGGCAACTGGTTTTTCTTCCAAAGAATTTTTAGAAATCATACATTGATCGTGTCCACCACATACTCGTCTGTGAGCATATTCAAAGACCTCTTGCATAGTTATCATAAACTTCATAAAATTCAGCTGTTATGAGTGTCAGGACACATCATCACACAGAAACACTTAATTTTTTTCAATTTTATAAAATACTTTTATTTTATTTTATTTTGTAAATTAATAATAAAAATAATTAATTTTTATTTTTATTTTTAAATAAATTTATTTGAATATTTTATCAATAGAAAGTTCAAAAATAGTTTTTTTATCTTTATTATCTGTTTAAAATTTATAAATAATGTTCCATTTTTTTAGCTTTTTATTTAGAACAATAATTTTTATCGACTAAATTGTCTACAAATAGGACATTTAATTTTTTGACCAATAATTGGAAAACAAGACATGATACAATTAGAGTGAAAATGATGTCCACATTCAAGGACTTCTAATTGTTCAGGAGAAATATTTTCAATACAAATTGCGCAATCTTCATCACCTTTTATAAATAAATTTTCATTAAGTACAAATTGATCTGATTCAATTTGCTTAGTATTTCTAGAACAAAATATAGGACAATAGCCTTTGTGTATATAACCTGACTCATAAGTGGTCATATAATAGTCACTATCAACTACCTTTTCTGATCTTATTACTTTATCAGATTTAATACCAACCATATATAAATTTTTCCCAATAAGTTTATCACAAGGAAAAAAGAATTCCTCAGTAGGCTCACCAATTGTATGTTGGTAATCGGCACCAGACTTATCTGTAAGATAGTAAAAATCGCACAACGAGTTGATAGGTTGAAAAGAAAGTTTTAATAATTTAGTATGTTCTCCAAAAGGAGTACGAATCCATTCCCCCACGTCACTATACCAATTAAATTTACCACATAATAGTTTATAATCTTTAATAATTAGACTTTCCATTATATTTTATATTTAAAATATTAAATAAATAAAAATTTATACTTTTATTAACTAATTAAAATTAACACAGAACACACTCCATTTTTTTTCAATTTTATAAAACACTTTTATTAACTCAAAAAATTAAAAATTAAAATAAAATAATTAATTTAATTACTATTTTGGAAATTTTTCATAACTGGAAATGGTCAGTATTCATCTGGAAAGGTACGGTATTCATCTCGGTATTCATATTGAAAGGTATCTTGAGAGGGACGGTATTTCAATGGAGGTGTGTTTAAAAAAATATAATTTCCAATGGTGGGAGATCATCTTTCAATAGTGGAAGATCACCTTCCAATGGTGGAAGATCATCTTCAATTTTATCATCAGTTGATTTTTCAAATAAATTTTTTAACCAATGAAGTTTCGTAAAAGTTTCATATTTTATTATTAATTCATTTAATTTTGTTTTAACTTGTTCGTTTTCAACTTGTTCGTTTTCAACAGAATTTAAATCTTGTAATAATAATTTTAATTTATCTATAGCATCTTCTAGACTTTTTTTTTCAACAGCAGACATTTTTATTAACACAAAATACTTATATTATTTATAACACTTTTATTAACTAATTAAAAGTGTCAGAAACATTCTATTTTTTTTCAATTTTATAAAACATTTCTATTAACACAAAAAAATCAAATAATTAATTTAATTTAATTTAATTACTGCTCCATTCCATTTATATCTTCATCAGATAGAAGGGGCTGAAGTTTCAAATGGATGAAGTTTCAAATGGAATGCCATCTTCCAATGGTGGAAGTTCAATTTCATCATTATCATTAGTTGATTTTTCAATTGAATTATCAGACCAATCAAGTTTTATAATAGTTTTATCTTCTTTTATTGAAATATCACATTTAACATTGTTTTTATTTAATCTTTCTTTAATTTTATCAAATTGTTTATCAGGAATTACATAATTTAATGTTTCTTCACATTTAAATTTTCCTTCAGATGCATGTTTTTTTACACCTTCTTTTAATAAATTTTTAATAATTTTATTAACTGTAATATAATCTGGATTTTTATTATCCAAAATTACTTCAATGCAAATTTTATTTTCTTTAAAATAAATGTAATAACCGTCTCTTTTAATTGATTCTGTTAACAAATTTTGGATATTTTTATTTTTTAATGACTTATTATTATTAGGATAATCTAACTCAAAAGAACAATCTAAATTTTCTGGATCATTTATTATTTTTTTAATTTCATTTAATATATAATTTTTAATTTTATTTATAATTACTTTTTGAGGATTTTCATTATTTTTATTTTTATTTTTATTTTTATTATCATGTAAATGAAAGGTATCAACTAATCTTTTTATATCAAAAGTATCAAATCTATTTACATTAATATTACTTTCTGCTAATAATTTTAAAAGATTCTTTAAATTTTCAAAATTATTATTATTATCATTATTATTATTATTTATTAAATATTTATAAGTTTCTAAAAATTCTTTAATAGCAATTGCATAACCAAAATCCTTTTCTTTTAATAAATTTATAATTTCTTCAAAATTTTTTAATATCATGTTATGATTCATTTTTTAATTTTATCGATTAGAATTATCTATTAGATCTATTAGATAAAACACAAAAACACTTATATTTGTTTCAATTTTGTAAAACAGATTAACAGTTTCACTGCATCCCTATGTTCTATGTGTGGGTATTTCACCATCCTTATAGAGTTTGGGTTTAAATTCTATTTTATTATGATTTTCATGATTTTCATTTTTATTAACATATTTAGAAACATAATTAATCATATTTTCAAATTCTTCTCTTTCCTCATTAGTTAAAAAACTATTCAATATAGCATTATATAATTTGGAATCTAAATGTCTCTTCTCTTTAGATGAAAAATCAGGATTTTTAAATATTTTATCTCTTTCATTAAAATAATGATTTGCTGCTTTTTTAAAGCTATCTATCATATCTTGTTTAGCTAATAACATTTTTTTATTTTCTCTTTTAATATAATCACTTTCCATAATTTTTGTAACTTTTGCATTATATCTGTCAAGTGCTTTTTGTAGTTCATCAAATTCTGGTTTTGTATTATCAACAATTGTTTGACGAATCTTTTTACTTGAATGTTCTAACTGAGTTTTTGCATTTTTAAAAACTTTACCCTGTTTGTCATAATATTCTAATGTTGTAATATCCATTTTTAAAATTATTAAATAATAATAATTATAATTTAATAATTATTATAAAAGATAAAATTTTTAAAATTTTAACTGATAATTATTCTGATAATTTTATTAATTTTATACATAAATCTATATCTGGTATATGTTTTGAATCATTTTCATAATTTGGAATTATTAATGAATGAACATTATTTGGAATTATGCATGGATGAATACCATTTTCAATAAATCTTAACATTTTAATTATATCTTTTTTTAATTCCATATTTATTTTTAATTGATATTTATATTCAGTTTCATATGTTTTAATATAATATTCAGTTTTATATGTTCTATTATATTCTGTATATATTTTACCATTTGTGTAAATAACACGATCTGATATTTCCTCTTTTACAATATTAGATATCTCTTCATAATTTTGAATAAAATCTTCAATTATATCATTTGAGAAATTTGGAAACTTGTTATAAAGTTCAACATTAAATATATTATCTGGATTCCATCCATTTTCAATATATTGATCAACCAACCAATTAGATAATCCAACAAGATCAAGATAACTTCTTATATGAAACCATATTTCATGTTGTTGGTCTTTGTTAAGATTATTCCAATTTGATAAAGTTTCCTTTCTTTCTTCAAATGTTAAATCATTAAAAGGTTTAGCATTGGAAGAAGCAATTACAATAAAAAGTATTAAAATATATGTATAATTCATAGTTTTAGTTTTATTAATTACTTATTTACTTACTTAATAATTATTTATTCATCTATATGAAAATTTAATAAACACTCAGTTTTTTTTCAATTTTGCTTCTATTTTGTAATTTATAAAATTGAAAAAAATATATATGTTTTTAAATTTTAATAATTTGTTAATAATTAATAATTAATAATTAATAATTAAATATAATGGAACATCCAATAACAATCAATTGTATTAGATACATATTATTTGATAAATGTACAGTTCAAAATTGTGTTTACATTCATAATACTACTATACAAAAATTATTAATAATACCTAATGATTTACAATCTTTTTCTAGATATTGTAGTAAAGATAATATGTGTATTGGATCAAAATGTAAATTTATTCATAATAGAGATTTTTATATAAAATTTAAAATTGAATATGTTAAATATATAAGGACTATTGATTTTTTAACTCGGGAAAGAGCACATTTTATATCAATTCAAAATATAGAAGGAGAAAATTATTATAATCAACAAATTAATACCACTAAATTTAATTGGGATAACTATTTAAATGATATTATTGGACATCGTAAATATAAATATGAACAAAGACAAGCAGAAAAAAGATTACATATTAAAGAAATAAGATTAAAAGAAGAGGAAAAAAGATTAAGAAATAGAGAAAGAGAATTAAAAGAAAAAGAATATAAAAGAGAAAGAGAAAGAGAAGATTTAAAAAATCGTATTTTAGAATCACCAAAACGTATTAAAAATGATAATGATAATAATAATGAGTTTGAACTAAATAAATATATTTTTAATATTCCTCCTGATAATTTTAATATTGATCCCACTTATTTAATCAGTATTGAACAACGAAACGATTATAATATATATGTAACTACACAACCAAATATATTAATTAATGGTGATATTAAAAAAAATATTTATAATTTTATAATTGAATCCATTAACACACAAATAATGAATGGTTATATGTGTGAAAGAAAAAAACATAATCATCCTGAAAAATATGTGTGTAATATTATTATATGTTTAAATTGGATAAATGGTAAATGTAAAAATGTATCATGTAGTAACATACATAATTACAGTTCTAAAGAAATAAAAATTTATTTTTAAATTAATTAAATTTAATTTAAATTTATTTTTAAACTTGGGGGTTTATAAAATTTAATTAATTTTTATTATTTTTAATCCATTTTTTATATTTTACTCCAAATTTCTCTTGAAAATCTTTCTTTAAACTCACTTTCCCATTCTTTTTAATACCAATAACATAACCAGATTTATCATCATCAATCTCATATAAATTATTATTTGAATCAATATGATGCCCATCATCATCAATTGTTACCACTTCAGAATCAGAATCAGAATCAGAATCTGAATCATCATTCATATTATCATTTTTATCATTATCATTATTATCATTATCATTATTATCGTTATCATTTTCGTTATCATTTATTTCAGATTTTTTAGTTTTTTTAGTTTTTTTAGTAGTAGATGTTTCATCTTTTAAATTTTTATGTCTTGTACAATATTCACTATCTTTAGCTTTTGCATTCTTGCAACGATCATTGTTTTTAGTTTTTTCAATACATCTACTATTTTCATCAGGTAATTTACGTTGTATACCTTTACGTGATTTAGTAGTTTCAGTTATTACTTTTCCTTTAAGATCAGCATATGTAATTCCTTTACCTTTTTTAGCTATTTTATCAATACCAAATACATTATTAGCAATTTTAATAAATTCATCTTTATCAATTTCAATATTTATTTTATCATATAATTCTTCAAGAGAATTATTTACATATACTTTAATATCATTATTTAAATTTGCAATTGTATGAATTACAATACTTTCTTTTAATTTTTCCAAATTTTCAAAATTAGAATTAGAACTTTTTGCTGCCATCTTGTTTTATTATTGTTTTATTATTGTTTTATTATTAATTTATTATTGTTATCTTTTTTCAATTTTATTTTTTCAATTTTATTTTTCAATTTTATTTTTTCAATTTTATTTTTCAATTTTATAAAGTTAAATATTTTTTTTTATATATATATCTACAAAATAATCTTTTTATTCTGTAATCTGGTTCTTTATAATATTCATCCAAACTTCTATATATAATTAACCCATCTTCTAAAAAACGAATTAAACCATCTCTTAATAAATGTTCATTAGTATATGTTTTTTCACAAACTGGTAAATAAATATTCATATTCATAGGTAGTCCATTTATATCAAAAGGTGTTATTTTATTTGACCAATTATAATTTGTAGTAAAAAATAATTTACATTTACAGTTTTTATATAATTTTAATTTTTTTATATATTTTTTTAATTTATCTGTTTTTAATAAATTATTCTTAATATAAAAATATATCTTTTTATTATCTTCATCATAATAAGAGTCAGATTCTAATCCAATTCTTATGATAATATCATATTCCATTTTTCTTATTCACAGTTTATAATAATATAATAAAATAATAAAATAAATAATCTTTAAACTTTTTCGTTATAATTAAATTATTTATTTTATTTATATTAAATTAATTAAAATGGAAGATGATGTTAAAAAACAACTTAAAGAATTTCTTGAATTAGATGATCAAATTAAACAAGCTGAAACTAAATTAAAAGAGATTAGGAGTGATATTAGAACTGTGAAAGAGAGACATAAAGAACTTAGTGAGGTGATTAAGAAATATATGAAAGATAATGAAAAAGATAGATTAATGACAAATAAGGGTACTATATGTATTAAAGAATCGCAACGAGTTACTCCACTTAAAAAGGACGATTTAGCTGAATTTCTTAATGAACAATTTAATGACTCTTATAAAGCTTGTCAAGTTGCTGAAGAGATATGGAATAGTAGAAAAAAATCTGTTAAATATGAATTAAAACGTGAAGAATAGTTTTATTTTTTTTTTTCAATTTTTAATCGTAAATTTTATTAATTTAATTAATTCAGTATTAAATAAAATAATAAATAATAATTTGTATGTCTATTTTTGTTATAAATAAAAATTATTCTTTAGATTCTTTAGATTCTATTGAATGGAAAAATTTTATAAATACAACAGAATATTTAAAATTTCCTCATATTTATAGAATTCCATTTTATCAAGATGATATTTTTAATATAAAAATCTTAGATCTTTTTGTTGAAATTGTTCATAATAATAATGATATTATTAAAGAAGATATTGATTGGGATAATATAATTATATTAAATGATAATATTAATATCAATACAAAATTAGATTTTAATTCTATTTTAGATTTAATAAAAACTGATTATAATCATAATGGTGATAAACTTATTTTACTTACAACTATAAAATCTGAATTAAATAATGATCCGTATTTTCTAGAATTGTTTTTAATTGAAAATAATATTAAATATTCAAAATTAAATAACAATCTAATTAATATTAATTTAGAATTAGATTTAGATTTAGACAAATTTTATCCATATGCATTCATTCTAAATAAACAAAGAATAATAAAAATTCTTAATTATGTTAAAAATAATAATATCGATATCTCAGATTTACCCTTATTAAAAATTCTTAATTATGATAATATTAATAATAATAATAACATTATAATAACTAATTATATTTTTGGTTCTATTTCATCTACTCCTCAAATATCATCTATTTCATCTACAACTACAACATTAGAAAATCGAAATAGAGATATATTGAGTAAATTTAAAAATATTAATATAAGTAATAATTTATTAGAAGAGGAAAATGTGATAATAGATGACAAAAAATTAATTTATTTAGAAAAACTTAGATATCCATTTTATATTCAATTACATTATCATAACGATTATATAAGTAATGTTTTACAAAAATATAACCATTGGGAACCTAGAATAACTGAATTATTCATTGAAATATTTGAGTTAGGAAATGGTATATTTTTAGATATAGGTGCAAATATAGGATATTATAGTTTATTGGCTGCTAAATTAAATAAAAATGTTATAGCATTTGAGCCATTAGCTGATAATTATAAAATTTTTGCGGAATCAATTAAAAAAAATAAATTTGATAAACAGATTAAAATATTACCATATGCCATTGGCAATAAATCATATGAAACAGTTACTATGACAATAAATTATGATAATATGGGTGCCAGCAAAATATCAAATTTAAATAATTATAAATATAAATCTATGTCTAATTTTGTTAAACAAATGCGTTTAGATGATATTACAGAAATTAAAAATTTAAAACCATATGCTCCTAATTCATCTAATTCCGATGAACAAATTTTATTAATAAAAATTGATGTAGAAGGATATGAACCATATGTTATTGAATCAGGTTTTAATTTAATTGCTAATTTATATATACCATTTTTATTAATTGAGATAACACCTACTAATGAAGAAAATACTAATAAATATGCAGAAATGATATTAAATTTAACAAAATTAGGATATTTAGTTTTTGATATTGGTATTACAGATTTTGGTACTGTTAATTATCCAACACAACATCTCGTTAATTTATTAGTTAAAAATGTTTGTAATGTAACGACAGATAATTTTGATACTATTCATAATAATCTTAAAAAAATAAAAAAAAATCTTCAAACAAATTACTTTTTTATTAAACAACAATAGGTGGAGTAACAATTTAAAAAAAAAAAAATAGTAATTTGATAATGCAAAACTATTTAAGAAAATTAATAAAAAATTCTATTTTTTTTATTAATAGTACGTATGAGCCATAGTTTATTTTTTGATATTTATTTTTATTCTAGGTTTTATTTTTTTATTTTCTTCTTTTTTATTTTCTTCTTTTTTATTTTCTTCTTTTTTATTTTCTTCTGTTGTTTTTAATTTAATTCTAACTTTTATTTTTGGTTTAATTTCTTTTTCTTTTTCTTTTTCATCTTGATTTATTGTAATTTTATTAATATTTTTACATAAGGTATTGAAATCATTATATGAATTTTCAGGTAACACTTTTTCAAATTTTAAAGTATCATTATCAATTGTTTTCTCAATTATATTTTTTTTAAGTTCATTTAATTTTCTTTCTGTAAAGAAAATTGATGGTGATTTACGTTCATTTGGATATGTTTCTTTAAATTCTTTCATAGTTAATCTGTAGATACTTGTTGGTATATAATCAAATGATGGATTTTTTCTATATTTTTCTATTTCGATTTTTGTTACAAGAAAATAATTATATAGTATTTTAAGCCAACCAAATTCATCTAATAATTCCTCTTTTAATATCTGTTTTAAATCATAATTCATTTTTTCATAAATTGAACCAGTATAATCATATTGTTGTCTTCTTGTTTGATCATTTAATATTAAATATGCCTCTATAATTTTTTTTAATTTTTCATCATTCTCTTCTAAAAATGTTGTTAATAATAATTTTCTAAATGAAGTTTTAATTTCATCACTACTCGCAGTAATATCTAAATTTAATCTATTATATAAATCCATTTTATTTAATTATTAAATAATTATTTAATTATTTAATTATAATTATTTAATAATTTTATTTTCAATTTTTTAAATAGTATATAAATATAAACATAAACATATATATATAATATATATAATATATTTATAAATAATGGGAGCAAAACAAAGTACAGCTTATACAGAATTTAAGAAACAGACAAGAAGTACTTCTGCAAAAGCAAGTGTAACATTTTTTATAACGAGTTTAGTTGGTGCTGTATTTTCAAGATTTTTATTTAGTGAATCAACTTTAATTATGGGTGTTCCATCATCAGTTATATATTTTTCCATTTTATTAGGAATATTTCATTATATTGTAAGTGTTGTAGTTAATCTATTTGCAACTAAATATGTATGTAAAAGAGTCAATGGTAATGCTGTATTTACTTCAGCAATAGCTCCATCTATAACAACACTAGTAGTAGGAATTGCCAGTTTTATATTGATGGTTGTACCAATACCTGTTTGGAAAAATATAATGATGGTGATTAATACAACATTAGGTGAAAATATTGTGTTTTTAGTTGCAGGTGTTATATCTATTTTTGCATATTTTACATCAATGATTGCGATAACAGCATCAATTAATAAAACATGTGAACCTAAGTAAATTCTAAACTGTTCCAATGTAAATTGAAATTGCAATATATTTTATATATAAATTTCTAAATTCACTTATATTTGACATTGTTATATAAATTTCTAAATTCACTTATATCTGACGTTGTTAGTAAAGATTTTAATCTAACATATGAATCATATGTGTAATAATTAATATCTAATGTAAGATAAGCGTTAGACATTCTATTAATACCATATATTGTAGATAATATATTGCCAACTAATTTGTTTGTCCTTCCTAAATCTAAAATAAATGCTGGAAGCATTTTTGGATCTGAAAAATAAAAAATTATTAATATTAATACTGCTGTACTTAATCGTATAAGAATTGTCCTTTTATGTTTTTCTAAAAAATGTAATAAAGAATTGTAAACTTCAGTAAACATACTATTTTTAGTTTTATGTTTATCAATTTTTTTAAGTAATTTATTAAATTCCATATCAGACATATTAAATTTTTGTTGTAATTCTTTAAGAGCTTTCTTAGAGCCTGGTTTCAAATGTAATAAATCTGGTGTTAATTTATTGTCCCATTCTCCATTTTTTAGTTGATTTCCTTCTGGAATTTTTGGAATCATTTCTTTAACTACATTTGATCTACTTCTACTTCTACTATTACTTCTACTTCTACTATTACTTCTACTTCTATGATTTGAACCTCCAGATTGTTTTTTTTTTATAATATATGGATTTCCATTTTTATCAATTTTAACAGGTCTATTTTTGTATACTAACTTATCATTTTGATTTGAATTAACTCCTTTCAAATCATCCAAATCTACAGCTAATATTCCCATTTTGACAAATTTAATTATTTATATAATATATATATATAATTTTTCATATATAATTTTTTATTTATATATAATATAAATATTAATATGATGTATGGGTCAGCTCGTAATAAACGCAAAACTCTACGCCGTTATAAACGTCGTACACCAACACGCAAATATAGTAGTCGTAAACTTAGCAATGTAAAGCATAGACGACGCACTACTCATAGACGTAGAATGTCAAGTAGATCAAAATTAAATGCTCAATTACGTTCTTTAAGACAGGCTGCACATAGAGCATCTAAAAAATTAAGATTGGCAGCAATGAGAAGAAGAAAAAGTTTAAAATTAAAAGGTGGTGCTATGTCTGAATGGTTATGTTCCCATCCTGATCGTTATTTAGGTCAACCCCTACATTACTTAGTTTAATTTAATTTTTAATTTTAATTTTAATTTTAATAATTTAAAGAGATTTACTTTTATATTAATTAATTTAATAAGTTAATTAATATTAATATAAACTAAATGGTTAAAAAGTGTTCAAAATTGAAGTGTAATAAAATTGTAGAGAGTGATTTAAGTAAATTTTGTCCAGAACATCAAAGTTTATATGAAAAATATTTCGATTTTCAATTAAAATATGAAAAAAAATATGGTAATAATGTTGTTGTTGCAATGCAGGTAGGTGCCTTTTATGAAATATATCAAGTACTAAATAATATAAATCCGAATGATCCATATAGTGGTACTATAGGTAAAGCTAAAGAAATATCTGGATTATTGGATATTAGATTAACACGTAAAAATAAAAATATAGAGGAAATATCAATTAAGAATCCATTAATGTGTGGTGTTCCAGAATATGCATGGGATACATATAAAGATAGAATATTGAAATTTGGATGGAAAATTGTTAAAATTTTACAAGAGGAGATTGATACAGATACTGTTAAAAAAATATTTAAACGTGAGCCAACCGAAATTATATCTCCGGGTGTAAATTTTACACCAGAATCAACTGATAGTAATTATTTAATGAGTATTTATTTAGAAGATTTAATACCAACAAAAAAATCACAATCCAAACAAAATTTTTATATAGAGGATGGATTATATATGGCAGGAGTATGTTTAATAGATGTTTCGACAGGTGAATCTATGATATTTTCTGTTCAAAGTAATAAGGATGATACGAGATTGGCGATAGATGATATTTTTAGATTAATTCAGACATATAAACCTAGAGAAATATTATTAAATGCAAATGAATTAAAGATAGATAAAGATTTATTATTATTGGAATTAGATTTACATAGATATGGTAATAATTTACAATTAAAATGGAATGAGGTAAATAAGGAATATTTTAAAATAAATTATCAGAATACATTTTTGAAAAAAATATTTCCGGAAACTGGATTTTTAAGTCCAGCTGAATATTTAGACATAGAATTATATCCAAATTGTATTATAAGTTTTATATTGATGATTCAATATGTGTATGATTATAATGAGAATATGTTAAATAATATAAAAAAACCTATATTTAATCCTAATAATAAACATTTAACATTACATAATAATGCGATTAATCAACTTAATCTTATTGATAATTATTCTTTAGATTATTATGGACAATTTAATAGTTTATTTTCGGTTATTAATAAAACTATAACAGTTATGGGTAAAAGAGAATTAAGAAGAAGATTAATAAATCCAATAGTGGATGAAAAAACATTAAATAGTAGATATGATTGTATAGAGGAATTACAAATAGATAATAAATATATACAATTTGAACAGATATTACATGGAATAATAGATACAGAAAGATTACATAGAAGATTTACATTAAATAAATTAGGGCCGAGTGATTTATATAATTTAAATGAATGTTATGAGAGAGTTTTAAAAATAGATGAAACATTAAAATCAAAAGCGAATTCAGTATTAAAAACATTAGAATTAACTGATAATGTTTATAAAGGATTAAAGGATTTTATGGATGAATATAAGAGTAAGTTTGAGATAGAGGATATGAAAACTTATACTAGATTAAGTACATTTGATAAGAGTTTTTTAAAAAAGAATATAAATGGGGAGATAGATAAAATTCAAAATGAGATTGACAAATCATTAAATTATTTTGAAAATATGGTAAAAGAATTAAGTAAAATTATAGAACCAAACAAATTTAATAAAGGAGAATATGTTGTTAAATATGATAAAATAAATACTGGATATTTTATAACACTTACAAATATTAGATGGAATATACTTAAATCTGTTTTAAGTAAAAAAAATCCAAAATTATTAAATGATTTAAAACCTGAATCACTACCCAAGAAAAAAGATATAAGATTATATAGTAATGATATTAAAAATCATTCAAATAATATATTTAGTAATCAAGAATACTTAAATGAGAATGTAAAAGAGATATATAAAAATATTATAAATGAATTAAATGTTAAATGGCATTGGCTTTTTGATTCTATCGATAATTTTATTTCTAATTTAGATTGTTTAAATAGTAATGCAAAAGTTAGTATTCTCTATAACTATACTAAACCAATTATTCAAAAATTACATGATAATGATAATGATAATAATAGAAGTTATATAGATACGGAGGGTTTAAGACATCCAATAGTGGAACGAATTCAGACAAATACTGAGTATATAGATAATGATATAACAATTGGTAAGAATCCGGATTTATATGGTATGTTATTATTTGGAGTTAATGCATGTGGAAAGAGTACAAATATGAAGGCAATTGGAATAAATATTATATTAGCACAGGCAGGTTGTTATGTTGCGGCAAAACGGTTTATATATAATCCATTTCATCATATTATAACGAGAATATCGAGTAATGATAATATGTTGATGGGTCATTCTAGTTTTGTAGTGGAGATGTTAGAATTAAGAGCGATGATAAAACGATCAGGTTGTAATACATTTGTATTGGGAGATGAGATATGTAATGGAACAGAACATATATCTGGTTTGAGTATAGTGGCAGCGGCATTAAAATTTTTATCAGATAGTGGAACAAATTTTATATTTGCGACACATTTACATTTTTTGAATAAAATTAAAATAGTGACAGATCTTCCTAATGTAAAATTCTTTCATTTACAAGTTAATATTGATGAAACCCAAAAACATAGAAACAGAAAACGCATTATTTATAATAGAAAAATTAAAGAGGGTCCAGGTAGTAGTATTTATGGTATAGAGGTGGCAAGAAGTATTGATTTAGGGGATGATTTATTAAAATTAGCGGAAATGATTAGAAAAGATTTGATGGGTATAAATGATGAGATTGTTCCTATTAAAAAATCTAAATACAATTCATTTTTATATATGATAGAATGTGAAATATGTAAGAAGAGTTTAAAAGATGCTGATGAATTACACACACATCATTTAAAGGAGCAATGTACAGCAGATAGTAATGGAATGATAAATAAAAAATATCATAAAAATAGTAAATTTAATCTTGTATCTTTATGTAAAGATTGTCATATGTGTGTACATGGTAAAGGTAGTAAAAATATTGTGATTGATGGATATGTACAAACTAGTGATGGTATTATACTTAAATATGTAGAAAATTAGATTATGTGATCATGCGATTTTGAATGAACTTTTAACTTTAGTTTTAGTTTGAGGAGTTAGTCTTCTATATAAAATAAGAAACATAAGAATTCTTGTTTTATTATCGATTGATGTAGATGGGTTATCTAAAAACAATATATTATTATCTAATATTAATTTATTAATATCAAATGTTTTTTTTTGATATTTTTTTATATCTATACATTTACACGTTTTTTTAACATATCTACCTTTATTACATTTATAACACTCATCATGAATATGATAACGTACAATTAATTTATCATTATTATTATTATTATTATTACCATTAATTTGAGATGGAATAACACCTACTTCATTTCCATCTTTTTTAAATATACCTGTAGTAGTATCATATGATACTATACCATCTACACCTGGGATTCGTATAACTGATAACCAGGTGAAATCATATTGAGAATAGTTTATATTATTTATTAATATTGTTGGAATATAGAAAGGTGCTCCACAAATTGCACAATAAATATCTGATATCATCATCATTATTAATTTATATTTATAATTTATTTATAATTTATTTATAATTATAAATAATAATTACAAAAAGAAATTTAAATAAATAAAATTTATTAAATTCTAAAAGATAAAATGTTTAATTATTTTTGGAATTATAATGTAAAGAATAAGAATGATAATGACAATTGTAATAATTTAGAAATGACTATGATAGAGAAAGATATTATTATTAATAATATAGATGATATACATTTAGAAGCGTGGTTTTATAAACAGAAAATATTAAAAACGAAAACAAATACGACACCGTTTCTTGAAAGATATTTTATATTAAAAAATGGGTGTTTATATTATTATAATATAGTTATAGACAGTAAAATAAATATTAAAAATTATAAAGTTGACGATATTGATATAGATATACATTTACGTGTTGATTTAGATGGTACAAATCATAGTGGATATTGTTTTACTTTAATTCCTTTTGATGAAAATGACAATAACTATAACAATGAAAATAGAATGATAATAGAGTTTGCATTATCAACTGAAGACAAAATGATAAAATGGATAGATGCTATTCAAAATGATAATGGGAATGAGAATATGGAGGAATGGTTATATGTAAGAAAATCTGATATGAAATGGAAAAAATTTTATGTAATTTTAGAGAAAACTAAAAATGTAATTGAATTATCATATAGGGAAGAACGTGGAATGATTATATTAAAAGATGCAGAATTAGATTTAAATGATAGTGATGGACATAAATTCACGATAAAATTAAATAATGGAAATTATTTAAATTTGATGACAAATGATACAACAATTAGAGATAAATGGATATCTGCAATTAAATTACAAAACAGATCATATAATAATGATATTAATAATAATACTAGTAAATTAAATTTAAAAGAAGATATAATTTTTTCTAATAAAATTAAAAATATGATCAATTCATCTAAAATTCATTTAGATTTAGATTCTAATCATCTTAATTCAAAATGTTTTATATTATCATTAGATGGTGGTGGATTGCGTGGTATAATAGATTGCATTATTCTACAACGATTATTAAAAATTTATCCAAATTTATTACAGAAAGTTACTTTTTATGCAGGTTGTTCAATTGGTGGTTTATTAGCATCATCATTTGCATGTGGATATTCACCTACTTTATGTAGAGAGTTTTTAGAAACATTTGGTTCGCAGATATTTAATGTAAATTCATCATTTGCAATATGGTCTTCGAAATTTAATAATAGATATTTAGAAATATTAGTAAATAATTCTTTTAAGGATAAAAAATTAGGAGATTTAAATAAATATTTAATGATACCAGCATATTTATTAGATAATAAAGATGAAACAGATAATAGAAGTGGAGAGCCAGTAATATTTCATAACTTTACAACTAATTTATCCGATAATCTTTTATCTGATATAGTAATGAGAACAACTGCTGCACCTGTACATTTTTCACCCTGGCAAAATTATATTGATGGTGGAATATTCGCACATGATCCTACATCAATTGCATTGTCATTAGCATTACAAAAATATAAAAAAGAAGATATCATTATATTATCATTAGGAACTGGTACAACACCAGAATTTATAGAAGAGGGAGTAGCAAATAATTGGGGATATTATAGATGGGTATCTAATTTTTTAACTATATTATGGGATGGTATGAAAAAAAAAAGTAATGATATATGCAGAAATGTGATTGGTGAAAGATATCATAGATTAGATCCTATTATACCTTCATCAATTAGTTTAGATGATACTAAATCATTAGGAAGTTTAATTTCAATCGCAAAAAGTATTGATTTAGATCCAACAATTGAATGGCTCAAATCATTAAATTTTTAAATTAAAAATTATAGTAGGATAAAGTTCAGTCAAATCTACACCTACATTTGAGCCGCCAAAACTTTCAATTTAAAGAACTTTTTCTTTAAATTAAAAATTAAAGTAGGGAAAAGTCGAACAATCCTACACCTACATTTGAGCCGCCAAAACTTTCAATTTAAAGAACTTTTTCTTTAAATTAAAAATTAAAGTAGGGAAAAGTCGAACAATCCTACACCTACATTTGAGCCGCCAAAAACTTTCAATTTAAAGAACTTTTTCTTTAAATTAAAAATTAAAGTATGAAAAGTTCAGACATATTAACACCTACAATTGAGCCGCCAAAAACTTTCAGTTTAAAGAACTTTTTCTTTAAATTAAAAATTAAAGTAGGGAAAAGTCAGACAATCTTACACCTACAATTGAGCCGCTAAAAACTTTCAGTTTAAAGAACTTTTCTTTAAATTAAAAATTAAAGTAGGGAAAGTTCAGACAATCCTACACCTACAATTGAGCCGCCAAAAACGGTGAGTTTAAAGAACTTTTTCTTTAAATTAAAAATTAAAGTAGGGAAAGTTCAGACAATCCTACACCTACAATTGAGCCGCCAAAAACTGTGAGTTTAAAGAACTTTTTCTTTAAATTAAAAATTAAAGTAGGGAAAGTTCAGACAATCTTACACCTACAATTGAGCCGCCAAAAACTTTCAATTTAAAGAACTTTTTCTTTAAATTTAAAATTAAAGTAGGGAATGTTCGGTCAATTCTACACCTACAATTGAGCCGCCAAAAACGGTGAGTTTAAAGAACTTTTTCTTTAAATTAAAAATTAAAGTAGGGAAAGTTCAGACAATCCCTACACATACATTTGAGCCGCCAAAACTTTCAATTTAAAGAAAAAGTTCTTTAATAGGGTATATGGATTTGGAAATTGAAAAAAAAATGAGTGTTTTTAAAAATATTATAAATTTGTTAATGAATTAAATTTATAATATGGATAGAAATTTAATAAATTTACTAAATACATTAAATCCTGGTGATCAAATAATACGAGAATGTAATATAAACAAAAATAAAATATTGATGACATATACTAAATATGAACATTTTATAAGAATAACAGTTGTTTCTAATGAAAATGAAACCATTAAATGGGATTATTATACTTAAAATTTAATTAATTTTTAAGAGTTTACACAATTGAAAATTTCAAATGCTTGTTTTTTTTATATAATTTATAAAAATTATAAAATTATCGTTGACAAAATTTAAGAAAATTTTCTATAGTGTCATCATATATAAATTTCGCACAAATTCTATTTCCATTTCCTTTAAATTTTTTAGAAATTTTATTAACATCAATATAATCTTTATTAGTTCTTATAGTAAAACGTATTTTATTAATTTTATGGTCATAATACCATATAATTGAAATATCACATGAATTGAGATTATTTAACATTGCGCGACCTATATCATTAATCATTCGACTTGTATTGACAATATATGCATTTTTTTTAAAAAAATTAATTGGTATAGATCTATCAAGTTCTACTTTAATAATTGAATTTTTAAATTCTTGAATATTTTTACCTTTTTCGATGGATTCTAAAACCTTTTCATTATTTATAAATTCATCAAAACATTCAAATTTAAATGGAACACATGTATAAAAATATGCTAAAAAATCTTCAGAATAACTAAATTCCCATTTTTCTAATTCGCGATCTTCTAATAATTTTATAAAAACTGGCACTTCACCTAAATTAAAATATTCCCATGTTAAATGTGAAGTTGATTTATTTGTATCAATTATAGAACAATTTAAATCTCCTACTGATCTTAATGTACTTTCATGATGATCTATTATTAATAAATTGTATGTGACATTTAATAAATCTTCTATAATAACTCTATTATAACTAAAACCTAATATTAATATATTTTCATTTTCTAAATTTGGTATAGGATCATTAAAATCTATCGCTTCAAATTTCACATTTTCATTTACATTTACATTCTCATTTTCATTATCAATCCTATTATTATTATTTATGAATTTCCAAACAGCAAAAACAGCAGCAAAACTGTCACAACAATTTTTACGATAAAGAATGCGAGTAAAATTCATATTATGAATTATAATATAAATAAAATTAAATAAAAAAAACGTATGACTTTATAAAAAAAATATATAAAACAAAATATAAATAAATGGCTCAACAAAATATTTTATTTTATAGTGAATCTTGTATACATTCAAAAAACTTTATAAATCAACTTTATCAATCTCCTAATGGATTATACGACACATTTTTACGTATTAATGTTTTAACTCATAGACATAAAGTTCCACCAATTGTTAGAAGTGTTCCAACAATTATAGTACAAAATTGTAATAGACCTTTATCAGGTGAAGATTGTTTTAAATGGATTACTGAAATGACAAAATCATATAATAATCGCAATAATAATAATAATAATAAAACAAATGGTGAGCCAGATTCATATCAACCATTAGAAATGGGATCAAATTTTACTGATAGTTTTAGTTTTATGTCAGATACTAATGATGGTAGTGTTTTTACATCTTCTAAAGGAACTTTTTTTCATTTAAATGAAGATGAAAATACAATGAATATAAAAGATTCAAGTAATGAAAATAATACAAAAAGAGCTGAAAATGAAATTAAAATAAATCAAGCATTTGAAAGATATCAAAAACAACGTGATTTAGATATACCTAAACAGGCAATTAGAAGATAACTTTATATTATATAACTATAATCTTGTTGATTATTGTTTTTATTGTTTTTATTGTTTTGATTAAATTCGATTAGATTATCTAACTGATATAATGATATAATAATATTAATAATTTCCTGTTTGTTAAAATAATTTTTTGAATCTTTAAAACCATCATTTAAAAAGTCTTTAACATAATCTGGTAATGGACCATAATTTAAATTACTTAAATTACTTAAATTACTTAAATTATAATTATGATTACTATGATAAGTTTTATTTGTGCGAAGTCTTTTACTTCTATATTCGTTTTGAGATTTATAGTTCATTCTATATTTTTTAAATTAATTAATATATTTTTAAATTAATAATTTAACTTAAAAAGATAATATTAATTTATAATAATAATAATTATTATAAAGTTATAAAATTTTTATAATGAAAATTAAATCATCATTATTAATGTATGATTCTATTGCATATAGGGTAAAACAAAGAAGAATAAATTTATTTAAAATTAAAACAAATAATAAAATAGATAAAATAAATAAAATAGATAAAATAGATAAAATTATTAATGTTAATATAAATAAATATCCAATAATAAATTGGAATAAATGGACATCAGCATCAAAAACTAGAAATTTTTTTCTTAATGATACATTGTTAGATTGGTTAGATTTATATGCAACTAAAAAAAAGGATGATTTAGGGATAAATAATTTTCAAATTAGTGATTCTAAGTTTATTGAATTTTTAAAACAGAAGGGAATACAATTTGAAGAGATTGTTATTAATAATATTAGACAAAGATTTCCAAATCAAGTTTATACCATTTGTTACAATTTTAAAGAATGTTTTAATTATGATAAATATTTAGAAACTATCAATCTAATGAAACAAGGCAAAGAGATAATTTATCAAGCAGTTGTTTATAATTATTCAAATAATTCATATGGTATGCCAGATCTTTTAGTTAGAAGTGACTTTTTAAATAATTTAGTTCCAAATACATTAGAAGATCATGAACTTTATTATAATAATAACTATTACTATATTGTTATTGATATAAAATTCTCTACACTCTATTTACGTTCAAATGGTATATCATTATTAAATACTAATAATCAAAAAATTTATAAAGGACAATTATGTATATATAATGATGCACTTGGCGAAATGCAAGGATATACCCCACCATTTTCATTCATATTAGGAAGAAAATGGTATTATAAGAAAAGTTTAAATAGATTACAAATGGAATATCGAGGAAATAATTGTTTTGATAAATTAGGAAAAATTGAGTATGATGACTTTGATAGTCAATATCCGCTCTTAACAAATGATGCAATTAAATGGATAAATGATGTTAAAACAGATGGTATGAATTGGAACTTATTTCCAACACCAAGTAGAGATGAATTATATCCAAATATGTGTAATACATATGATTTTAAATGGAAAACAGTTAAAAGAGAGATTGCAGAAAAATTAGGAGAAATAACTTTAATATGGAATTGTAGTGTTAAAAATAGAAAAATTGGTCATAAAAATGGAATAATGAAATGGTCAAGTAATGATTGTACTCCGAAATTATTAGGAATAAATGGTGATAGAAGTTATATTATAGAAAAAATTATAGATATTAATAGAGATAATAATAATAATGAAAAAATATGGCCAAGTGTAATATTAAATAATATGAATAATTGGATGAAAAAAGATAAATTGGAATTTTTTATAGATTATGAAACTGTTAATGATCTAAATGATTCATTTAATACATTTCCATTTGCAAGTAATAATAATACTCTAATTTATATGACAGGTATAGGATGGATTGATGAATTTAATAATTGGAACTATAAATGTTTTGTTGTTGATAATTTATCACAAAATGCTGAATTAAATATGTTAAACTCATGGTTTAATTTTATGAAATTTTTAGCCACTAAATATGGAATGGATGTCAAAAATATTAAATGTTTTCATTGGGGTAATGCCGAAAAATCATTTTTTGAACAGGCATTGAAACGTCATTTAAATAGAGATATAAGTGAACATGATAGCTGGTTTACACCAAATTGGATTAATCTATTAAAATTAGTTCAAAATGAACCAGTCGTTGTAAAAGGATCATTTGCTTTCGGTTTAAAAGAATATGCAAATGCTATGTACAATAATAATTTTATTAAAACAAAATGGGATTCTGATGATATGGCAGTTTCTGACGGAAATGATGCAATGATAGAAATATGGGACATAAATAGAAAAGCTATCTTAAATAATACAAAAATAGAAAATATATTAGAATTTAATAATATTAGGAAATATAATGAAGTTGATTGTAAAGTTATCTACGAAATCTTAGATTACTTCAGAAAAAATCTTATTTAAATCAAAAGTTTCTGTAGGAATCTGAATCATGACTCCTACTTTTATTTTTTAATAAATAGTTTTCTCTATATATTAAAAATATTCCTTAACATTTAGGAGTTAATTACTAAAGTATATAAACAAAAAGTAGGAGTCAAAAAAATAGTTTCCACTCCTAAATTAAAATGATGCTTTTCAAACGCACTCGTTTCTATAGTGTAAAATAAATTATTTTCAAACGAGCTGACTCCTTAACATTTAGGAGTTAATTACTAAAATATATAAACAAAAAGTAGGAGTCAAAATAGATTCTGCTCCTAAATTAAAATGATGATTTTCAAACGCACTCGTTTCTATAGTGTAAATTTAAAGAAAAGTTCTTTAAATTAAAAATTAAAGTAGGAATTAGTTCAGTCAATTCAACACCTACATTTTGGTCGCCCAAAACTTTCAATTTAAAGAAATTTCTTTAAATAAATTATTTTCAAACGAGTTGGCCTCCTTAATAATTGATAAATTATTAGTTAATAGTGCCTAATGTAGCTAAAGGTATAAATTATGCATATTTAACTATGTTAATTTTGCATATTTGTTTTAATTAGCTTCATTAGGCACAACAAAATTATAATTTCAACTTTGCTGTAAAGCTCACTTCAAACGAGATGACTCCTTAACATTTAGGAGTTAAACATTAAGAAATATAAACAAAAAGTAGGAGTCAAAATAGTTTCTACTCCTAAATTAAAATGATGCTTTTCAAACGCACTCGTTTCTATAGTGTAAAAATAAATTATTTTCAAACGAGTTGACTCCTTAATATTTAGGAGTTAACCATTAAGAAATATAAACAAAAAGTAGGAGTCAAAATAGATTCTGCTCCTAAATTAAAATGATGATTTTCAAACGCACTCGTTTCTATAGTGTAAAAATAAATTATTTTCAAATAAGCTGACTCCTTAACAATTAGGAGTTAACCATTAAGAAATATAAACAAAAAGTAGGAGTCAAAATAGACTTCGCTCCTAAATTAAAATGATGATTTTCAAACGCACTCGTTTCTATAGTGTAAAAATAAATTATTTTCAAACGAGCTGACTCCTTAACAATTAGGAGTTAAACATTAATAAATATAAACAAAAAGTAGGAGTCAAAATAGATTCCACCCCTAAATTAAAATGATGCTTTTCAAACGCACTCGTTTCTATAGTGTAAAAATAAATTATTTTCAAACGAGCTGACTCCTTAACAATTAGGAGTTAAACATTAAGAAATATAAACAAAAAGTAGGAGTCAAAATAGATTCTGCTCCTAAATTAAAATGATGATTTTCAAACGCACTCGTTTCTATAGTGTAAATAAAAGAATATTGGCACAAGGTTGATAAATAAATTAAAAAAAATATGTTTACCATTAAAGTAATAGATGAATTCTGACTCCTACTTTTAGTTTTTGCATTTATCTATATATTAAAAAATATTGGAATTTAAACGCACGCTCGAGTTAAATTATAACTCCTTTTTTATTTTATTTTCATAAAGTAGGAGTCATGAATCAACTCCTACTTTTAGTTTTTGCATTTATCTATATATTAAAAAATATTGGAATTTAAACGCAGCTCGAGTTGTTTTATAACTCCTTTTTTGTGTGTTATTTTATAAAGCAGGAGCTGAATTATGACTCCTACTTTTAGTTTTTGCATTTATCTATATATTAAAAAATATTGGAATTTAAACGCAGCGATCGAGCTGTTTTATAACTCCTTTTTTGTGTGTTATTTTATAAAGCAGGAGATGAATTATGACTCCTACTTTTAGTTTTTAGTTTCTCTATATATTAAAAAATATTGGAATTTAAACGCACATCGAGTTGTTTTATAACTCCTTTTTTATTTTATTTTCATAAGTAGGAGATGAATTATGACTCCTACTTTTAGTTGTGTATTAAAATACGCCAATTGCAGTAAGTGATGGATATATGAGCATATAGTATGATAATCAATGTGCTTAATTTGTATTTATTAACTGAAATTGGCACATCAAAATTTACATATTTTGACCTTTTTGATTTAAGTGTATAAATTAAAAAATAATTTTTATTTAATAAAAATTATTATAAATGTAATTGTATATGAATATAGATATAAAATTAAATCATCTTGTAATAATAGTAATTGTAATAATATTTACTATTATTATAGCTAATAGAATTATAAATTTATTTCCTACTGAAAGAGAAATTATGTTAAAAAAATTACTAAGACAATCTATACGTTATCAAGTTGCTGCTAAACAGGATATCAATATTCTATTAGCTGTTTTACATGCTAATTATGCAGCTAGTTATATGTTTGCTATTAATGATTTATTTAGTACTTATGAATTAGAACAAGTATTACAAAATAGAAAGAATAGATTAGAATACGAAAAAAGAATTATTGAAACACAAGATTGGGCCACTAAAAGAGCTATTAAATCATGCCCAAATTATGGAGGTATAACTATGACTAATGATATTATAATGAAACTTGCTGGTGAAGGTTAAATATTAGTATTGGGATTAGTATTAGCAGTAATAGTATTATAGTATGAACTAGAAATAATATCATTATATGTATATCTTACTAAAGGATTCTTATGTAACATACCATATAGTAATACTTTTAATGATGGTGTTATAGTAACATTACATTTAGTTTCATCTGGAATATCAATAAAATCCATATTTTCTAAATATTTATTAAAATTTGTTAAATCGCCAAATGGTAATTTATCAAATATTAAAAAATATAATGAAACACCAAAACTAAATATATCAATTTTATAATCTATGTTATTACCATTCGTTAATATAATTTCTGGTGCTACATATCCAGATGTCCCAAATACCTTATCAAAGTATTTGATTTTATTATCAAATATCTCAAAACTTAACCCAAAATCACCCAATATAAACTTATAATTATCATAACTTATATCTTCTTCATTTTCACTATATTCTTCACTATCTTCTTCACTATCTTCTTCACTATCTTCATAACGTAAATTATAATTTGGTTTACAATTTAGTAATGAACAAACAAAGATGTTTTCTAATTTTATATCACCATGAATAATATTTAAACTATGACAATAATTTATAGCTTCTAATATATCTACCAAAACATGTTTTATTAAATTATCAGTTATTCTATCATATTTTTTTTTATTTGAAAATTCTAAAATATCCCCAAATTGAGCATATTCTAATATAAATGACGCATAATAAATATTATATTTATCACATACTTCAGTATAGTCTAATAATTTAACAATGTTAGGATGTTTTAATTTTGATAATGCATTTAATTCACTTTCAACTTTACATTCCATATAACTTAAATCAAGTCTTATTAATTTTTCAACTGCATTTGTATTATTTTCCCATTCAATTAAATTAATTAATGTGTTATTATCATCATCAAATATATTTTTAATTATTTTATTTTTTCTCATGAATCTATTTTTATAATATTTATTTCTTTTTTTAAATTATAAATTATAAATTATAAATTATAAATTATAAATAAAAATTTATGAAATAATTTTTAAAACTTTTGGATTATTTTTAACTTTAGTTGGTTTTGCAGGTTTCCTCATTTCATCTGTTAATTGAACTTTCACTCTTTCAACACTTTCCTCTGCTTCATGATCCCATTGTCTATATGCAACTTTATCCCAATCTTCACCATATAATCTATCCAAATAATCTAAAACCTTGGCTGGACCCATAACAACAATTTCTCCAAACTCATATGGAGTAAGTGGAAATAATTCATTTTTACTCCATTCCTCTTTAGGCCACATATCACGCGGTTTTTTATAATATAATTTATATTTACCATTAATTTCATCAAATATGAAAACATCTATAAAAGGAAATGAATAATCAAACCCCTCTATATTTTTCCTATTTGAATAAAATATTTTATAACCAAACCATACCTTTGTTATCGAATATCCAACTTCTGATAATACAGATTCTAAAGATAAAAACTTTTTAACATCCCTCTTTAAAATTCCTATATCAATATCATCATCCCATGGTATAATTCCTTTGTGTCTTACTAATCCTAATATAGTTCCACCATCTATCCAATAATCTAATTTGAAATGAGTAAATAATTGATGAACATCATTCATCATATGATAGAGTAATTTTATGCTTTTGGGATCAGCCAATTTAAGTTTATACTTTTTATTGGTTATTTTTTTAATTAGTTTAGTCATTTTCTGTTTATTATGATATATTTTTTTTTTACGATATTTAATTAAATTATTACACATTTTCATATATTCTTTATTACTTATATTAGATAACAATAGAATTCTATTAATAAATTTATCAAACGTATATACCATACTATTTTGTTCTGATAAATTATAAATTTTTGCCAAATCCTTATCTATTATAAGAGGAGTATCCATACTAACTGCTATTGGAAGTATTCCTGTTAATTGTTTCTTATGATAACTACTATTTTTACGAGCAAGTGTCAATACATAATCTACTTCATTTATTAATTTCATCATTTTTTTAGCATTTAAATCAACATACACTTTACATAAATTCCCATAACTATTTAATTCTCTAATAGGATAAAAATTTATAATATGAAATTGAAATAAACTATTATTCTCTTTATATAATAAATTTAATAATTTTATTAAAGCTTTTAAATCCTTATTTTTTGGATTTGTAAAACCAGATAATAAAATATTAATTTTTCCATTCTCTCTATATTTCTTATTAACTGTATTAACTATATTTGAATATGTTAAAAAATATGGAACATTATTATATACTGGTGTAATAGAAAATATACCACCCACATTTAATGATTTTAAAAAATCATATTCATCTGCATGATGTGACAAAAGTAATATACGATTTTTAGGTATATGTGTTAATTCATCATTAAAATCATAATATTCTACACCAGTAACAAAAACATATAAATCATGTTCTCCTATATTATTAATATTTATTTTGTCAATATCATAAAAATAGATAGATTTTGTTTTATCAAATATGGTTTTATAATAATTTACAAAATCTGACTTATATGGCTTATAATAAAAATACATATTTTTAAAACAATCATCAAAAAGTGTTATTAATCCTCCAAATACTTCTGTATGTTTATCTGTTAATTGTATAAAAACTATAGATTTCATTTATTATAAATTATAAATATTATAATATTTTAATTAAATGGATTTAATAAAATTGAAAAAAAAAAATTGAAAAAAAAAAAATAAATATTTATGGTTTAGTTTTAGTTTTATATAAGATGGATATAGATAACTTTATAAAATCAATTACTTGTCCTATAACTCGTGAAATTTTTAAAGATCCTGTTATTACAGATGATGGTATAACATATGAAAGAGAATCTATTCTAAAATGGTTAAATAATAATAAAAATAAAACAAGTCCAGTTACAAGAAAAGTTATTTCAGATAAAGTAATTAAAAATTTTATTATTAAGTTATTAATTGAAGATTTCTTGGAAAAAAATCCTGAATATAAAGAAAAACAATTTATTCCTAGTTTTACATTTATAAATTTTAAAGATAAATGTAAAGAATATGTTAAAAATAAGAATTTTAATAAATTATTAGATTATGTTGAATTTGATTTATCAGAACATGATTTTTCAAAAATATTATTCGAAGATTGTAAAGATGAAAATATATTAAAATATGTAATTGACACTGCTATTAATTTGGAATGTGAAGATATTAATAAATGGAAAGCAATTCATTATATATGTGCTTATACAACACCAGAAATGATAAAGTATATAATTGATAAAGGAGTTAATTTGGAATGTAAAGATTGTTGGGGACGGAGACCAATTCATTTTATATGTCAATGGTCAACACCCGAAATGATAAAATATATAATTGATAAAGGAGTTAATTTGGAATGTGAAGATAATGAAGGACGCCGACCAATTCATATAATATGTGAAAAATCAACACCAAAAATGATAAAATATATTATTGATAAAGGAGTTGATTTGGAATGTGAAAATAAATATAAATCTAGGCCAATTCATTTTATATGTGAATCGTCAACACCTGAAATGATTAAATATATAATTGATAAAGGTGTTGATTTAGAATGTGAAGGTTGTTTTAAAAGGAGACCAATTCATTGTATATGTTATAGATCAACACCAGAAATGATAAAATATATAATTGATAAAGATGTTGATTTAGAATGTGAAGATCATAACGAATGGAGACCAATTCATTTTATATGTAGATATTCAACACCAGAAATGATAAAATATATTATTGATAAAGGAGTTAATTTGGAATGTGAAAATGAAGATGGATTGAGACCAATTCATTATATATGTCAATATTCAACACCTGAAATGATAAAATATATAATTGATAAAGGTGTTAATTTGGAATGTGAAACTTATTATAAATGTAGACCAATTCATTATATATGTCAATATTCAACACCAGAAATGATAAAATATATAATTGATAAAGGTGTTAATTTGGAATGTGAAACTTATTATAAATGGAGACCAATTCATTATATATGTGAATTTTCAACACTAGAAATGATAAATTATATAATTGATAAATGTGTTAAAATAGATTTTGTTGATGATTTAAAGTTAACAAAAAATATTAAAAAAAATGTTAATTTGTTAGAAGATGAAAAAAAGAAACTTATAAAATTTATAAAATTTCTTAATATTTTAACAAATATATTTGAAAACTATAATAATAGTATTTATTCTATAAATGATATTAATATATGGAAAAATCAAATTAAAAATGAAAATTATAAAATAATTGTATCTAAATATTTAGATTTATATCGTATATATGATAAAGATGATAGTAATATATTTCATATATACATTAAAAATAAAGTTTTTTATAAATTATTAAATTATACTAATTTTAATATTTGTAATAGTGAATATTTTGAAATATTATTACTAAATTGTAAAAATGAAACAATATTAAAACATGTCATTAAAAATACTGCAAATTTAGAAGAAATTCTTAATCGCGAACGGCAAAAACCAATTCATTATATATGTCAATATTCAACACCTGAAATGATAAAATATATAATTGATAAAGGTGCTGATTTAGAATGTGCAGATATTTATAAAAAAAAACCAATTCATTATATATGTCAATATTCAACACCTGAAATGATTAAATATATAATTGATAAAGGAGCTGATTTAGAATGTGAAGATATTAATAAAATGAGACCAATTCATTATATATGTGAATATTCGACACAAGAAATGATAAAATATATAATTAATAAAGATGTTAATTTGGAATGTAAAGATATATGGCATAAAAAACCAATTCATTATATCTGTCAATTTTCAACACCTGAAATGATAAATTATATAATTGATAAAGGAGTTAATTTGGAATATGAAAATAATGAAAAAAAGAAACTAATTCATTATATATGTAAACATTCAACACCTGAAATGATAAAATATATAATTGATAAAAATGTTGATTTAGAATGTGAAGATGATGATGAACGTAAACCAATTCATTATATATGTGAATATTCAACACCTGAAATGATTTATTATATAATTGATAAAGGAGTTAATTTATATTTTAAAGATAAATTGAAATTAGAAAAAATTATTCAAAATAATAACAAATTTTCAAATATTGAAAAAAATAATTTAATAACATTTATTAAATTACATAATATGAAAATTTTAATTAGTTAATTTTTTTTAATAACAACAAAGAAAATCTATTATTGCTCTTCCTGTTGCAGGCCCAATATATACTCTCAAACTACCATCCTTATTCATAATTTGAATAAGTGGTTTTTTATATAATTTCAACATACGATCAATTCTCATAATTGCATCAGCTTTATCAAAACAATTAAATGTCACTACTGGAAACATCTTTCCTGTTGCCCTTGAAACTTGCGTCCATGTTTTAGATATTTGTTCACATTCTCGACACCATCCTGAATAAAATATAATTATACCATTTCTCGTTTTAAAATCTGGTTGCATAACATATACATCCATCTTTTTATCATGTGGAATAAGAAATGATGTTTCTGATTCTATCACATTATAAGGAATATTTTCAACATTTGTAAATAATGATTCAAATGGAAATGGCGCCATAGATTTATTTAATGATGTAAAACTCATTATTATAATTTTTATTATTTATATCACTATATTTTTATTATCTATTAATAATTTTAATTTTAATTTTAATTTTAATTTTAATTTTAATTAAATTTAATTAAAATGTTGACTCCTTAACAAATAGGAGTTAAAGTTAAAATTTTGTTGATTTAAATTAGCTGTCAAATTTTATTTGACTCCTAGATATTAAAAATGATTTTCAAACGCACTCAAATCTATAATGTAAAACAAAAATTATTTTAATTTTTAATTTTAATTAAAATGTTGACTCCTTTACAAATAGGAGATAAAATCAAAATTTTATTGATTTGAATTAGCTGCCAAATTTTATTTGACTCCTAATTATAAAAAGTGATTTTCAAACGCACTCAAATCTATAATGTAAAACAAAAATTATTTTAATTAAATACAATAAATCATTTTTCTCCATTTTTATTAAATTAAATTAAATTAAAACTATTTATTTTATTTCAAATTCCAATTTTCAATTTTACTTTTTATAAATCATATTTTATTTTCAATTTAAGTACTGCATTCTCCTTTGCTTTAGCCTCTATCATTAAATCTATCCTCCTCTCTCTCGTTATATCAAATAATATTTGTGGTATCTCCTCTACATAATCACTATGAGCTCCTATACGTTTATTTAGTGCTTGTTCACTTTGATGAAATTTAGGTATTAAATTACGTCTATCCCATGAATTTAATATTATTGGTATTATTTCTTCCAAAGATTTTTGTTTTGGGTTATTATTATGTAGTTTAGAATAACAATTATAATGATGAAAATCTAATACAATTGGAATATTAAGATTATCACTTATTGGTATCAAATCCTCTACACAATAATTTCTTTCACAATTCTCTATCACTATCTTATCTTTCACATTTTCTTGTAATATCCTAAATTGTTCCTGAAATCTTATTATTGTTTTATTCTTATCCCCATATGTTCCACCTATATGTACCACCATCACAGAATTATTATTATTGTTATTATTATTAATTTGTGTATATCTATATTGATTAATATAGTCTATAATATTAGCATGACAAGATAAATCATTAATTGTATTAGTTAAAACATTTAACTTAGGACTTCCTATTTGATTATAATGATCAGGATGAAATGTTAATCTTATATCATATCTATCTGCTAATTCACCAATTCGCTGAAAAAGATAATTAAATTTATCAAGTGAATAAACAAGTGATGGTGATGATTGTGATAACATTAAATTTGTATTAGTTATTTGAGGAAACATTGCACTACTCATTCTATAAAAATTTATAGAATGATTATGATTCCATTTAATAATTTTAATTAAATCCTCCAAATTTTTAGTTGCTAATTCGATTGCATATCTTTTCCCTTTAGTCTCAAATGTCTTCTGTATACATGTCCTATTAACATAAATATTATCACTTCGTTTTAATGTTTCATTAATACATGCATATCCCAAATTTAATTTCATTTTAATTAATTTTTATAAATAATAATAAGTTTGAAAAAAAAAATTCAATTTTCAATTTTCAATTTAAATAAATATTAAAATATTTTTAATTATATAAATGGTACGTATAAATGATGGAGAATTTACAATATTACATATACTAAGTGAAAGAAATTGTAATCCACAAAATAATAAAGCTATTTCTGCATTACAAATTGATGGTGGTGTTACTATTAAAAACGACCTATGTGTTATCGGTAATATATATGCAAATACATGTTTATATGAAAATACAATAAGTAATATAACTGGAAATCTATTTGGTGATGTTACTGGTAACTTAAATGGTAATGTAACTGGTGATGTTACTGGTAATGTAACTGGAAATGTTACTGGTAACTTAGTTGGTAACTTAAATGGTGATGTTACTGGTAACTTAGTTGGTAATGTTATTGGAGATATTACTGGTAATTTGGTTGGAAATGTTATTGGAGATGTTACTGGTAATTTGGTTGGTAATGTTATTGGAGATGTTACTGGTAATTTGGTTGGAAATGTAATTGGAGATGTTACTGGTAATTTGGTTGGAAATGTAACTGGTAATTTGGTTGGAAATGTTATTGGAGATGTTATTGGTAATGTGATTGGTGATATAACTGGAAATCTATTTGGAGATGTTAGTGGTAATGTGATTGGTGATATATGTTCTAATGTTGTATTAACAAACTTTATAGGAAAAAAAACAATAGGAGGAAATATTACAATATTAAATAGATCACATATAACAGATAATACTGAATCTACTGATTGTAACAATGGTGCATTAGTAATTGATGGTGGACTTGGTATAATGAAGAATCTTAATGTTTGTGGTGATTTAACAGTATTTGGAACATCTATTACTGTTAATCTAGAATCTATTGTTGTAGAAGATAATATTATAGTTCTTAATAATGCTCCATCTCTTTCAAAAGGTTCTGGTATATTAATTAATAGATATCAAACTGAAAATGATATATGTAATGGTGATGTTATTATGGATACACCATGTGATAGCGGAACAGCACAAACTGGAAGTGCAACAAACATTACATTAAAATTATCATCAAGTATATCTGATGATTTTTATAATGAATATTGGATAAAAATAACTGGAGGAACTGGTATAAATCAAGTTAGACAGATCATCGATTATAATGGAACAACTAAAATTGCAACTGTTTCTGGATGGACAACTATACCAGATAATACCAGCACATATTCTTTATATTGTAATAATGTAATTGCCAGTTTTTATAGCGAAATTGATGATAAATGGATTTTCGCCACTACATCAAATATTACTAACATTAGCTCCCTAAATATAAATAATCTTATCTCTATCAAAACTAAAGAAGTATGCGGAAATGTAATAGGTGATGTTACTGGTAACTTAATAGGCAATGTATTAGGTGATGTTACTGGTAACTTAATAGGCAATGTATTAGGTGATGTTACTGGTAACTTAATAGGCAATGTATTAGGTGATATTATTGGTAACTTAATAGGCAATGTAATAGGTGATATTAATGGTAACTTAATAGGCAACGTATTAGGTGATGTTATTGGTAACTTAATAGGCAACGTATTAGGTGATATTAAAGGTAATTTGATGGGTAATGTAATAGGTGATATTAAAGGTAATTTGATGGGTAATGTAATAGGTGATATTATTGGTAATTTAACAGGAGATATTAATAGTGGTGGTATAAGTGTATTTAGTGGAAATTTGGATGTATCTAATGCAAATTTATTTGGTTTAAATCATTTGACAGATATACAAAATGTAGGAGTTAATACACATATTCAAATCGATACACATATTGCTGATATAGATAATCCACATAATGTGACAATAGATCAGATTACACCAACTACAACAAAGGGTGATATAATGGTAGAAGATGGTATAAATGTTATTAAATTTCCAATAGGAGCAGATGGACAATTATTATCAGTGAATGCTGGAACATCAACATGTTTGAAATGGATAAGTCCTACTGAAATTGATCAACCTTATATTAGACTACATAAAACATCAAATCAAACAATTACTAGTAGTCCAACAAATGTAAATAATTGGGATTCAACTGATAATTCCGATACATCTATTTTTACATTTAATGAAACAGATACTATAACAATAAATGAAACTGGAAATTATCTGATAATGGTTCATGTTGTAGTTTCATCTAGTTTAAGTGTCACAAATCTAACATTACAAATTAATGGAATAAATGGTTGTACAGATCAACGTTCTCTTGGTGCAAGTACTGATAGTATGAGTCTACATTATCCAATTAATATATCATCTAGTACAGATCTAACACTTAGATTTACTAATAGTAGCGTTCTTGGAACTGTTACATTATTAGAAGCATGTTGGTCAATTATTAGAATGAAAGGACTCGGAACAACCGCACCTACATCTTCAATATTAAATATATGGATTTTAGAAGATAGAAAATCTTCTGGTACTAATGGTGGTACATTTAATAATAATGCATGGCAAACACGTGATTTAAACACATTAATCAAATCTCCTACTATAGGAACAGATGTTCAATTAGATGTTGCACCTGCTGGAAGTAATCAAATATTAATTGATGATGGATTATATTTAATTAATGGATATGTACCTGCATATCAAGTCGAAAATCACCAATGTAGATTTCAAAATATATCTGATGGAACTACTGAAATAGTTGGACAAAGTAGTAATGCTAGTTCAAGTTCAACAATAAGTGTTTGTAATGGATTAATTACTGTTAGTAATGGACCTAAAATATTTGAAATACAACATAGATGTACTAACACTAAATTAAATACCGGATTTGGTCTTGCAACAGGTTTTGGTTTAGATGAAATCTATACATCCATATCTATCCGCAAATTAAGTTAAACTTTTTCTTATAAACTATTTATGTTATGTCGCCCACATTCAGTAATTGTATAAATATAAGCACATTTATATATATTAATGTGCACATGTCTATTTATTAACTGTATATGGGCTCATTATTTATATTTTATTTGAGTTTAAAAGTAATTTTATATTTTTAAACTGTTTTTAATTAAAAATATTAATATATTTATTATTGCCCACATTCAGTAATTGTATAAATATAAGCATATTTATATATGTATCAATGTGCACATGTCTATTTATTAACTGTATATGGGCTCAACTACTTCCATTTATCATATAAATCTACTATTTTTAATTTATTTTTTATTGAGTTTAAAAATAATTTTTTATTTTTAAATTAAAAATATTTAATAAATATAAATACAAATGGAAAATTGGTTAAAAGTTGTATTAACGATAATTACAATATTTTTAATATTAACTTATATGGATTTAAATAATAAAACTGAATTATTAACTAACAATAGTAATAATAATAATAGCAATAACAATAGTAATAACAATAGTAAGAATGATAAACTTTATACTAATGATTCTAATGATTCTAATGATTCTAATGATTCTAATAATTATTTAATAGATTATCCATGGAAATATCAAAATTTTAAAATTTCTGATTCTAATGGATCATCTGAACCATATCATCAATATACACCAAATCCTAATTTTCCTCCTAATCAATGTTTAACTGGTTATGGTTATCCTAAATCAGGTGTTATAGGTACTGATTCAGTTTATGATGGTACTAGTGAATACATTTACTTAGAACCTAAATAAAATTGAAAAATACTAAATTATAAATTATTAATTATTAATTATTAATTATAAAGAAATCAGATATGAATACTGAATTTATATCTGGTATTTTTGGTGGAATTACAGGAATTTTACTAAGTCATCCAATTGATACTATCAGAATTAGAATCCAAACTCAAACTCAACCCTTACATCTTAATGGTTTATATAAAGGTATCATACCACCATTAATTGGCATGAGTTTAGAAAAAAGTATTGTTTTTGGTGTTCATGGATTAATGAAAAATAGAGGATATTCTGATTTTATATCTGGTATAACTGCTGGTTTTGCATGTACAACTATTGTAACACCAATTGAAAAATTTAAAATAAATATGCAATGTGGCAATAAAATAAAAATTTCAAATTTATATAAAGGATACACTCCTACATTATTTAGAGAAGTTCCAGGATTTGGAATATACTTCTGGACCTATAATAAAATTAATCAAAATAAATTTTTTAATAATTTAAATTTACCTGAACCATTAAAAATTATGTTTACTGGAGGTTTAAGTGGTGCAATTTCTTGGTTATTTATATATCCATCAGATGTTATAAAAACACGAATGCAATCTGATAATCTTAAATATAATTCAATATCATATTTAATTAAAGACACATACCAAAAATATGGTATTAAATTTTTTTATAATGGTATACATCTCGCAATTATAAGAGCATTTATATTACATTCTGGTGTGTGGTTAGGCTTTATCTATAGTAATAAATTTATAAATTGTAATTATTTTTAATTAAAATATATTTTATATTAATAAATATACATAATGCCACGAAAAAAATCTAAAGGTACAACTAAAAAAACACCACGAACTAGACGTACTCCATCACGAACTAGACGTACCACTACTGCTAGAAAACGTACCTTATCACGTACTAGACGTACCACCACTGGTAGAAAACGTACCTTATCACGTACTAAACGTACAACAACTGGTAGAAAACGTACCTTATCACGTGGAAAGAGATATACACCATCATATACACCATCATATACTCCATCATATACACCATCATATACACCATTATATACACCAACATATACACCATCATATACACCATCATATACACCATCATTTACACCATCATATACACCATCATATACGTCATATACAAAACCAACATATGTAAAACCATTATTTAAACCATATACAAAACCAACATCTACACCATTAATACCAAAAGAACAAACAGAAAAGAAAAAGGAAGAAGAGAAAAAACAAAAAGAAGCATTAGAAAAGATTAGAAAAGAGGCAGAAGAGAAAAAACAAAAAGAATCATTAGAAAAGATTAGAAAAGAGGCAGAAGAAAAAAAACAAAAAGAAGAATTAGAAAAGATTAAAAAAGACGAAGAAGAGAAAAAACAAAAAGAAGCATTAGAAAAGATTAAAAAAGACGAAGAAGAGAAAAAACAAAAAGAAGCATTAGAAAAGATTAAAAAAGACGAAGAAGCAAAACAAAAAGAAGAAGAATTTAGAATACTAAGAGAAAAAATTACAAAAGAAGCAAAAAAGCAAAAAGATGCAGAAGAAATTAAAAAAATAGAAGAGTCAAAAGAGATAAAACAACAAATACCTAAGATAGAAGAGAAGAAGGCAGTAGAAAAAAAACAAGAAGAATTAACATGTAGCAATATAGTACAATATTCAAATAATTGGCATTTTGTTTCACATTTAATGTGTGGAAGATTGAGATATGGTAGTGATTGGAAATTATTATTAGAAAATAATAATAAATGT